AATTTATTATGTTAATAATGGATTAAAAGCGTCACACGGGGATGTTCAAAAGGTCAATAAACCTAAAAAAGGGTGGTCCCAAGAACAATTAGATTTACATTTCAAAACTAATGAAAATAGAAAAGAAAAGGTAAAATTTTTACAAAAAAATGGATGGGAACAATCTTGGGGTGAGGATAACTGGGTCCGTAGCGATGCAACAAATAAGGAAGCCAATACAGGAAGACCAACAGACTTGGCATATCAAATAGCGTTTTCAGATATCGTTGGTTCAGTAGTTCAACTTAATTGTTATCGTCTCGACCCAAGTGAATTAGAAAACAATCCTGAAATGACAGGTGATTATAATGTACCGAGAGCGATAGCAACATTTAACAAACGTATCGAACCGTTGTTGGTTGTTTTTAAAGAAGAAGTACGTGATGGTTTGATTGTGGATAATCCTGAGGACAGAATGTTCTTTACCAAAGACCAATCAGAATTGATTAATGGTTTACCGTTTGAGAAGGGAGACCAAGATACATTAGAGGAAGTTTTGACAATATCAGAACCTGAAATGAGATATTGGGAAAAAAGAGGATTACATCCTGATTACATGTACGAATTGGCCGATGATGGGTGGGAAGATAAATTAATTCAATTTGAGTCCGTCTGAGCCAATAATATACCAAATATTATTGACCTTTATTAACTGTATACATGAACCTTTATAAAGTACAACCTCATCATATTCTTCATCTATTTTATTTTCAGTACAAGTAACTGTTATTTTAGATAAAGATTTAATGGTTATATGATTAGTTAATGAGTTATTTAATATAACTTTTTTAACGGTGTTTTGAACTAATAAAAATTCTTCATCAGATGTGATATACTCAGGGTCAGTTATTATTTTCTTTATATTATAATTTTTCTGACCTATTTGTTTTTTTATAAGTTTTGTTTCCATAATTAAATAACATATATCTGACGAGGCATCGCGGTAAACTTCTTTTGTTTATTTAAATTTTCCGCAATTAATGATTCTCGTTCCATTACCTTCTCAGGTTTTAATCTGGTTAAACGACCTTCAGCTCCAATTAATTCTTCAATTAATTTTGATTTTTCATCTTTAGCCTCAGTGGCCAATGATTGGTAATCCATAGTCAATTCAGAATCAGGTGTTTTAATATTACCACTAAACTTACCTCTAACTCTAGATAGAGTTTCTTTTGCATACGCAAAAAACCAACGACGAACCCATATTTGAGATGGGTTGTTTAAATCAGTCCAATTAATTTTATTAAAAGGAACATCTGAAGGTAGTTTAATTATATCTGGATTATTTCTCAAACAATCATCTCTATCTTTACCCTCAACATCATAATACCAATACCATACTTTACCTCTCATCAAAGTAGCGTTACCAAAATCAAACTTACCTCCTGGAGTATTCATAAGGTGAACTGCCTTTTTACCATCAGGTAACGCTGTTACTCTGTAAGTTAAATCTCCGGCAATAATTCTTCTCTGAATATTAATTTCTTGCATCCTCAACAACATATCAAATGCTGGCATCATAAAATATGAACCTGAATAACCCATCTGAGAGTATCCGGCGGGTCCACCTAATCCAACACCACCTAATGCTCCAAATGACCATGGGTCAAACAATAAATTATTTAACTCTGCGGGAGTAAACCATAATAGTTCATTAAGTTCTCTATTTGCCGGAATTTCATATATTTGTTGACCAGGTTGTAACTGAATGTAATCTTTCTTTAAAACAGAGTCTCCTCCGGCCTGTAAACCAACTATTTTAGAATATGCATATGTGTACCTTTCTTCAAAATCTAAACTCTTAGTAATAAAGGCTTTAGATAATGATTCGGTGTCTAAATTAAGTCCATATAATGAAGACCATTGAGATTCGATTAACCAATCTTGAATGTATTGAGAATAATCATCTATCGATAACTCCAATAATGAATCCAATTGTTCGTCCTCTAACTCAACGCTTCTAAGTGGCGCCCCTAATAAGTGACGAAGCTTAGTGTATAAACTACTTCTATATGGTTCTTCAATTATTGCCATTGATTTGTTTATTATATAAATATTTCCCTAAATAGAATTATTTTAACCGTGTTTTATCGGACCCTTAATACTCTCTAAAATTTGGTTTTTTGTAGTTCTAACAGATTCGTTAGTTTCTTTTTTTATTTTTAAATTATAAAGTTCATTAACAAATTCCCAATTAACCACATCCCAAAAATTTTTAATGTACTCGTCTCTTTTACTTTGGTATTTTAAATAGTAAGCATGTTCCCATAAGTCTAATCCTAATAGAGGATAGCCTCCATCAATAACATTCATAAGTGGATTATCTTGATTAGCGGTTGACATAATCTTTAATTTATTATTTTTGGTTAAAACTAACCAAACCCATCCCGAACCAAATCTATCTTTAGCAGTTTCCTCAAATTCTTGTTTGAACTCATTAACACTACCAAAATGTTTTTTAATTTTTTCTACAATTTCACCCTGAATTTTTTGTTTTTTTGGTGATAACATTTTCCAAAACATTGCATGATTAAAGGCCCCGCCAGCATTGTTTCTAATTTTGGTATTATATTTACTTATAGATTTAACAATTTCCTCGAGTTCAATATCACCATAATCTTTTTTTGATAATGCGTCATTTAATTTTTTGACATATGTTTTGTAGTGATTGTTATAATGTACATCCATTGTTTTAGAATCAATGAAATTTTTTAAAGAAGAATATGAATATGGTAGTTTATCGATACCAATTCGTTTCATTTCAGTTATAAGAAAGTTTTGGTTATCTTTCTTTTCTTGTAAAATAATTTCTTCTTTAAGTAATTCGGCTTTAGACTCTAAGTTTTTCATCAAGATATTTTATAGATATAAATATCTCATTTTAGACTTATAAACGAGAGTTTATTCTATTCATCAATTCTTCTATGAAATCTGCCTTATCCAAATTATCACCCATTACAGTGTCGATTATATTTTTCTTTTTTGATAACATATCATAGATAATACCCTCGATTGTATTGTCAAATATTGGATAATAAACCGACACAGAATTCTTTTGACCATACCTATATGCTCTATCCTCCGCTTGTTGGTGGTGGGCCGGTACAAAAGATAGGTCATTGAATATAACCGCTTCTCCTGCTGTTAATGTTAACCCAACACCAGCCGCCAACAGATTACCAACAAACACTTTAATTTTATCGTTTTCTTGAAACTCATCAACCGCATGTTGTCTCATTGGTTTACTTGTTGACCCATCTAAACGAACCGCCTGTTTACCAAAATGGTCCGCAATTTTATTTAAGGTGTCAGTAAAATTAGTGAACACGATAACTTTTTTATCTTGGTCGATAATATTTTGAATTAGTTCTATGGTATCCGATACTTTTTCATCCGCAATTGTTTGTCTCACCTTCATTAACTTGTTAAATTGGACAGTTAATGATGATGATTCGTCCTTTCTATTCTCATACCAATTGTAATAATCCCCCATCAGTTCCTCATAAACTTTTGACTTTAATCTAAGATATACAGGTGAGATAATTTTATCAGGTAAATCTAAAACTTCTGTCTTTAATCTCCTGAGAACCTGACGAGAAGTCCTATCTCTCAATTCTTCTAAATTTGAGGCCCCTGTTACGTTCCAAACTTTTCTATTTCCTGCCTTAAATTGGTATCCTTGACAATATCTTATGGCGTAGGCCATCCAATTTTGAGCAACAGGACTATCAATTAAACTCAACAAATTAAAATAATTCATTGGTCGTGATGTCATAGGAGTTCCCGTTAACAACCACAATCTTTTTGTGTTTTTTGCAAAACTATTTATTAATTTGGTACGCTGAGCTTGAACATTTTGAACATAGTGAGCTTCGTCAATAATAATTAAATCAAAATTACCTTGTGAAATTAGTGAATTTTTTTTGTCTTTTAAATCGTAGAAATTTTTTATGATATCATAGTTTACAATCACAAAATCATGTTCGAGAGAAAAGTTTTTACCCTCGGCAATAAACACGCTCCTGTCCGTATAGTTTTGAATCTCTCTCATCCAATTTATTTTGAGAGACGCCGGACATATTATTAAAACTTTTTGAATTCCTGTCTCTAAAGCGGCGATAATTGTTGAGGTTGTTTTTCCTAAACCCATATCATCAGCCAGTATAAATCTTGTACTACCAACTAATTTTTCTATTGCAATTTTTTGATGTTCAAGTGGGGGCCTATGTCTGTATTTTTCATAGTCTACCTTAACATCTTTAATGACATGTGTTTTAATTATGGCGCCTTTAGGTAACCAAAAATCATGAAGAGTCTCCCCTGAAAAAACTTTACCCCAAACATGATACGATTTTTCTTTTTCCACCAATAACTTCTCAATCCACAATTCAGTAGGTATTTCAGAATAAAGTTTTTCGTCGGCAATTTTCTTAGCAAAATACGGGTCCAAATCAACCCACTTTTTAGCAACTTTCGGAGTCACTTCATGATAAGTTGTAATATATTCCGACTGTGACCTTGTAGGGTAAAACTTTTTATTTGATTCTTTTTGAGTTTTTAATCTCAAAATATAATTGTTTGCACCCGAATACGACTCTAAAATATTAAGAGCTTTACTTTCAATCATATTTTCTACCTGTCCTGTTTCCAAAACAACGTTTGATATTATAAAAATAGTAAAAATTAGATATTTATCAATATGGGACAACCAAGAGTACCGATTTCAAGAATAGGTAAATTTTTCGGAGCGGAGGATTATAACCTTGATATATCAATGGGGGAGGAATGGTTACATGGTGACATGAATTTCACATTGGTTTTATATAGAGTGGATAGATATAAGACTAAGACCGATGATGTTTATGGAGAGACTCTAACTGACGGTATAAAGTTTTTACCTCCTGTAGAATTTAAAGCTTTTGTACAAGTTATGGCACCTGAAAACAAAAATCTTGGTAATTCTAAAATAGAAAATCTTGAGCCAGGTAACATTAGAGTATCTGTATATCAAAAACATTTAGAAGAATTAGATATTGAAATTAACTTTGGTGATTATATTGGATATTATGAAACTGAAACAAGAGTTAGATATTATACAGTAAATAATGACGGTCGTGTAACTTCCGATAATAAACATACCTATGCAGGTTATTTACCGTTTTACAGAACAATAACGGCTTCACCTGTAACAAATAACGAATTTAGAGGTCTATGAAAATTAAAATAACTGACGAACAATTACAAAGATTGACTGAAATGGTTGATACTAAAAAAGTGGTTTGCGAATGTGGATGGTCTTGGAAATTATCTGAGGGTGGTGACGACCCATTTATTTGTCATAATTGTGGTAAAAATAATGAAGAGTAATGGCTTTACCTAAAAAAATAAAAAAACATATCCCTTTAACCGAGTCTAAAACTTTATTGGCTAGAAGGTACGAACTTGCTGAAAAGATATCTAAAGACGGCACTTTTTTACCTAAATCATTATTACATGCCGATTTGGATAAGGGGTTTTTAGATTTTGTAAAAGATGAGTTAAAAACTGTTGTTGATGGTAAGGTAGTTCCAATGGTTGACATACTTATTACTACACAAAATTGGTCTCAGTTTACAGAGACATGGAATTTTCAAAATCTAGATAAAAATGTTGAACCTCCATTCATCACGGTTATTAGAACTCCTGAGGTTAAATTCGGCTCAAATCCGTCTTTAATGTATAACATACCGAATAGACGACTTTATTTTTATGCTCAGGTACCGACATGGGATGGTAATAGGAACGGATATGACGTTTATAAAATACCGCAACCAGTTCCTGTCGATATTACATATTCGGTAAAAATAATCTGTAATAGAATGAGAGAATTAAATTCATTCAATAAAAACGTAATAGAAAAATTTGCATCAAAACAAGCATACCAAGTTATCAAAGGTCATTATATTCCAATAGTAATGGGAGAAATAAGTGACGAATCAGTTATGGATTTAGAAAAAAGAAAATTCTACATACAAAGTTATTCTTTTACAATGTTAGGTTTTTTAATTGATGAAAATGAATTTGAGGTGTCACCGGCCATCAATAGATTATTACAGTTACAGGAATCGGATGATAAAAAAATTAAGAGAGGTCGTAAAAAAAATTCAAATCCTGCTAGTACAGAATTGAACATAACATTTGACGAGGGAGTTGATGAGTTTATTAAAAAATTTGATTACTCAATAAACATGTCTTTAGGAGAAACTGTAAATATATCATCTTTTTCAGTGTTTGTTAACGGTAATTATTTTGGTGATGATGTTAATCTAATACAACTTAACACAAATGATGAGTTAAAAATTGTAGTTGTAAAAAATGATTACTATTCTGAAACAACTATGAATTTTAACAATACATTAGTTTAATCCTCACCGTAGATATCCTTTTTTTCTTTACAGGTTTCAGTTATAAGTTTTTCTAAAAACCTATAAATTTTTACTCCTTTCTTGTCACAATAATCTTTTAATAGTTTGTGAACATCTTTTGATATCTTTAAATTCTTTATTTCTCGACCATTCTGCAACATAAGATAAAAAAGGCAGAAAATAGTCTGCCCAATTTATAAATACTTGATACAAAGTCAAGAATTTTGGTTTTTTCTCAAATATTTATCTATAAAAATAAATTAACTAACAAAAAAATTAATAATGGCTTCTAACAGTAAAGTATTTGTATCTCCTGGGGTTTACACCTCTGAGGTCGACTTGAGTTTTGTATCACAAAGTGTTGGTGTTACAACTCTAGGTATTGTTGGTGAAACTTTAAAGGGTCCGGCTTTTGAGCCAATCTTTATTACCAACTTTGATGAATTTTCATCTTATTTCGGGGACACATCTCCTGAAAAATTTATAAACACACAAATCCCAAAGTATGAAGCGGCTTATATTGCTAAATCTTACTTACAACAGTCTAATCAATTGTTTGTAACAAGAATCTTAGGTTTATCAGGATACGACGCAGGACCTTCTTGGTCTTTATCAACGGTTGCTAATGTTAATCCTTCAACGGTTGGTCAAAACTGTATAACTTTTTCAGCGGACCCATCAGGATGTAGTCAAGTTTGTATTGAGTTTGAGGCGTTCCCATTTGCAATAGATTTTACTGGATGTAATTCTAGTATTAATTCAATCACATTTGTTGAGTCAGCTTCACCACCTCCAGGTAATAGATGGGATTTAATTTCTCAAAAATTAAACATTCCGTATGAAAAGTTTGACGGTAGTGTTTCAAGTATTGGAGCGGATTTTAGACAACAAATTTATGACATTATATTAGGTAATGAACAAATAACAAACTCAATTTATTATTACGGGGCAATACAATCCGATATATATCAGTCATTAACTGCATCAACTTTAACTGCCAGTACTAATGTTTTTGGTTTGGATTATTTAAGTACTTCAGAAATTAATCTTTCAGATTCAAATAACGACCCTTGGTATTATGCGTTGTTTGACGGTATTGGTAATTCAGGTTATACAGGTACGTCTTTTTATTCTTACATGACTCAAATAGAACAAACATCAACATCAAACAATTGTGCAACATTTTATAATTATTCAGTTTCAGGTATTTCAGGAAGTATAAATTATAACACAAATACAATTACAGTTGTATTACCCTACGCGTCATTTGCGGGTGCCGACCTAACTCAAGTAACTAGTATATTTAGTTCTTGTACTACTACTATAACTGTAGATAGTAATCCTCAAGAAAGTAATGTAACAACAAATAACTTTGATGCCGGCTCATTAACATATGTGTTAGTTTCAAATGATTCTTCAGTAACAACAAACTGGACTGTGTCAGTAACAATACAAGACCCTTGTACTCCTTTAAGTCCAACAGGAACAACAGGTTCAGGTAACGTTGGTTCGGTTTTAACATGTTATAGTGGTTCTGTTGGCGGTGCTATTTTTACTTGGTCTGGTCAATCTTATGTATTGTATGATAATTTAGTTATCGCAACTCTTCGTTCTAGAGGTTTGGCAACTTATTCATCTGACGATGGACCTGTTTATGAAGTTTCAGGATTAACAGATGTATCTATGGATTGTACAGGACCTTATTCAGGTGTGAGTAAAAATCCATATGCAACTTTTGGATTAAATGTGACTAATAAAGATGGAGAAAATTTCTTCTTTGAAACTTCATTAACAAATTCGGACCCTAAATATATAAGTAAGGTTTTTGGTTCTAGTAATTTCGCAAAACCAAGGACATTAGTACCTTTATTCGTAGAGGAAAGATATCAATCTCTTTTAAACTACGCATATAGAAAAGGTTATATTAGAGGTTTAAATTGTGATTTAATTGCTTTACCAAATGCAAGACAAGATAGCGACCCATCATCAATTGCTTGGTATTTAGACCAGTATCAATCACCCGCATCTCCATGGGTTGTTTCTGAATTGAGGGGTAACAAAGTGTATAACTTATTTAAGTTTACCACAATTTCTGATGGTAATGCGGCAAACACCGAAGTTAAAATTTCTATTGTGAACATTTCATTTAATAACGGAACTTTTGATGTATTAGTTAGAGATTTCTTTGATTCAGATGCTAATCCGGTAGTTTTAGAGAAATTTACTAATTGTAGTATGGACCCAAGTGATAATTCATTTATTGCTAAAAAAATAGGAACTAAAGACGGTGAATACGCATTAAATTCTAAATACATAATGATTGAAATTAATGAAGATGCTCCAATAGATTCTTTACCTTGTGGTTTCGTAGGATATACAATGAGAAGTTATGGTGATTCTATTAATCCTCCGTTCCCTGTATATAAGACTAAATACGATTACCCAGGTGAAATAATTTATGACCCACCATTTGGTTTGGCTACAGGTGGAAATGATTCAGTAGCAAGTCCTGGTGATAATGTACGTAGAACTTACTTGGGTATTTCAGATACAATAGGTATTGATTTAGATTTTTATCAATATAAGGGTAAACAATTACCGGTATTTTCAGTTTGTAACTCTACAACGGCTTCAGATTGGGATTATCAAACTAAGGGATTCCATATGGATATAAACGCATCTGGAATTACAATACCTAATTCATACACAACCTCAGGAAGCGCGGCATTTGATGTTGGAGCCGCTCCATTTACATCTGACCCTGATGAAGAGACGAATCCGTACTATAGAATTTATGCTCGTAAATTTACTTTCTTATGTCAAGGAGGTTTCGACGGATGGGACATCTATAGAGAGTATAGAACAAATAGTGACAGATTTATTTTAGGTAGAAGTGGTTATTTAAAAGGTGCTTGTGCGGATATTAGATATCCAAACGCAACAGGATGGGGCGCATTTAAGCAAATAACTGTAGGTGATAATTCAGTTGACTGGGCTAACACCGACTATTATGCTTATTTATTAGGACAGAAGACATTCTCTAATCCTGAGTCTGTTAACATTAACGTATTTGTTACTCCAGGTATTGATTATGTTAACCATTCAAATCTTGTTGAATCAGCCATAGAAATGGTGGAATATGACAGAGCGGATTCATTGTATATAACAACTACTCCTGACTATAATATGTTTGTTCCACAACTTGGTGATTCCCAAGATTTAATCTATCCACAAGAGGCGGTTGATAACTTGGATACCACAGGTATTGATTCTAACTATACATGTACTTACTACCCATGGGTATTAACTCGTGATAGTGTAAACAACACTCAAATTTACATTCCACCTACAGCTGAGGTAACAAGAAACTTAGCATTAACCGATAACATCGCGTTCCCTTGGTTCGCAGCTGCTGGTTATACTCGTGGTATTGTAAATGCAATTAAGGCTCGTAAGAAACTGACTCAAGAAGATAGAGACACTCTTTATCAAGGTAGAATTAACCCAATTGCAACCTTCTCTGATGTAGGAACTGTAATTTGGGGTAATAAAACTTTACAAATTAGACAGTCAGCTCTTGACAGAATTAACGTTAGAAGATTGTTGTTACAAGCTCGTAAGTTGATTTCGGCGGTTTCTGTAAGATTGTTGTTTGAACAAAACGACCAAAAAGTTAGACAAGACTTCTTGGATGCCGTTAACCCAATCTTAGACGCTATCAGAAGAGATAGAGGTTTATACGATTTCCGTGTAACAGTTTCTTCAGATGTGGCTGACTTAGATAGAAATCAAATGACTGGTAAAATTTATATTAAACCAACAAAGGCTCTTGAATTTATAGATATCACATTCTATATAACTCCAACAGGAGCTTCGTTTGAAAATATCTAAACATTAATATAAGACAGACCGGCAAAAGTCGGTCTGTCTTTATATTTATAATCAAATATGAAATTTAAAAAGATTAACGAAGGTGTGACAGATTCAGGAACTCCTGATATGAAGTATTATGCGTTTGATTGGGATGATAACATATTAGTTATGCCAACCAAAATAATACTTAAGGATAATGATGGTGATGAGGTTGGAATGTCTACAGAAGATTTTGCCGAATATCGTATGAAAATTGGAAAAGAACCGTTTGATTATGATGGACATGAAATTGTTGGTTTTGCAGAAAACCCGTTTAGGTATTTTGGTGTAGAGGGTGATAAACAATTTATAATTGATTCTTTACTTGGAAAACCAGGACCTGCTTGGGGTGATTTTGTCGAAGCCATTAATAATGGGTCGATATTTTCAATAGTCACGGCTAGAGGGCACACTCCAAGTGTTATGAAAGAATCTGTTTACAATATGATAATTTCAAATCATATGGGTATTGATTCTAATGAATTGATTAAAAATTTAGAAAAGTATAGAGAAATCGAAGGTTTAGGTGAGTCATCTAAAAAAGACATGATTAGGGAGTATCTTAATATGTGTAGATTCTATCCTGTAACTTATGGAAAAGGAAGTGCTGCTAGTCCCGAAGAAGGTAAAATTAAAGCTTTAAATGATTTTGTGGGATATGTTAAAAGAATTTCAAAACACATTCAGAAAAAAGCGTATTTCAAGAACATAGTTTCAAATAATTTTATACCAACAATAGGATTTTCAGATGATGATTTAAGAAATTTAGAAAAAGTTAAGAGTCATTTTGAAAACAAACCAGACAACATAATTAAAACAATTTCAACCGCAGGAGGAGTAAAGAAACCTTATTAATAATTAACTAGTAATATTAATATGTAATTTATCTCTAAAAAAGTAAAAGTAAAGAGAAAAAAATTATTAATAGATATTTATAAATAAAAAGAATAAAAAATTAAAACAAAAATACGATGGCTGATTTACTAATGAAAATGCCCATACCTTATGAACCAAAAAGGAAAAACCGATTTATTATGCGTTTTCCTTCTACATTAGGTATAAATGAATGGTTTGTTGAGGGTACTTCAAGACCCAAAATTACAATTACTCCAGTGGCCATTCCTTTCTTAAACACTGAAACATATGTTGCGGGAAGATTTACGTGGGGTACAATCAACGTAACCTTTAGAGACCCAATAGGGCCTTCTGCATCACAAGCTTTAATGGAATGGGTTCGTTTATGTGCGGAATCAGTAACAGGTCGTATGGGTTATGCGGCGGGTTATAAAAAGAATGTTGACCTTGAGATGTTAGACCCTACAGGTGTAGTTGTTGAAAAATGGATTCTTGAGGGGACATTTTTATCGGATGTTAACTTTGATTCATTAAGTTATACTGATGATAAAGTTGCGACTATACAGGCTACTTTAAGAATGGACCGTTGTATTTTAGTTTACTAAAATAAATCTTTACAATATTATATAAATCCCATATTATTAATATGGGATTTTTTGTTATTATGGAAACTCAAACTGGATTTACTTGTAATACTTGTGGGAAAGTTTTTGAAACGGAAGAGGAGTTCCTTAACCGACATAAGAAAAATACAAAAAAAGATTCCCAAAATCAAACTAATGAAAATTTAAAAAAAGAATAAAATGGATTCTTCACTTTTAAACGCGGCAACTGAAAATTTTACTCTACCACATGATGTGGTCATACTACCAACAGGTGGAATTTTTTACAAATCTAAGAAAAAATCAATAAAAGTAGGTTATCTGACTGCTACAGATGAAAACTTTTTATTATCAGGATTAAGTAATAAGGATAGTGTTGTAATGTCTCTTTTAAGAAATAAAATTTATGAACATGATTTAAGACCTGAGGAATTGTTAGACGAAGATATCCAAGCTATATTATTGTTTTTAAGAAATACGGCGTTTGGACCTGAGTATGTCGTAAGACTTGAAGACCCTAAAACCGGTAAATTATTTGAGAAAACACTTGTTTTAGACGAATTAAATGTAAAACAAGGACAAAGTAGACCAAATGAAGACGGAACATTTTCAGTGGAACTTCCAAAGACAGGTGCTAAAGTTAAATTGAAACCTATAAATTTTGGTGAACTACAGGAAATTGATAGAATCATTGAAAATTATCCACAAGGAAGAGTTGCTCCTAAAGTTACTATTAAGCTACAAAAACAAATAGTTGAATTAGATGGTGATACCGATAAAGGAAAAATTGCAATATTTGTAGAACAACTTCCAATTGCGGATTCCAAATTCATTAGAAATTTTTTAAAGGACAACGTTCCATCATTAGATTTAACAAAAAGAGTAATAGCCCCATCAGGAGAAGAAACGAAAGTCGATATCGTTTTTGGGGTTGAATTTTTTCGGCCTTTCTTCTAACCACAGAGAATATATGGCGAACGAGTATATAGTACTCGCAAAAAATTTAAATACGTCTTATTCTGACTTTTTATTGATGCCCACTTACTTAAGAAAGTATATTATTGGTAAATTAAATGAAGGTAATAGTCAAAATTCTTAATAGACGGTATTTATTGTAATACTGTAAAAAATGCAAGACGGAACTCCATCAACAGATGATATATCAAAAGCCTCCGTAGAGGCTGCGGATGTTTATTTTAAATCATTCGGGAAAAAAATCGAGGAGTCCTTCAACAGCATGATTGACGTTAGTTTTCCTACGGTAATTAAAGAAATACAAAGACTAGACGTTGAAGCAACAAAAGTAACCAATCTTTTTGGACAAGGTAGAGAGAATATTCAACAAATAAAAGCAGCAATGGCAGATGCCTCAGCCGAGGTCTTGGGTTTAGGTGGTTCTTATGAGGATGTTACAAAAATTCAATTAGCGGCTGCTGCTGACCTTAGACGAAATGTTATTTTAGGTGGAGATGTTTACAAAGATATTTATGCGGCAGCTACTGTAACTGGTAAAGAAGCTAAAGAATTATTACCGGCATTTAAAAATGTTGGTGTTTCTGCATATGGTGTTGCTGAAGGTATGCAAAAAATTGTTGACGTGGCTCGACAACAAGGATTAAGTGTCAAGGCGGTTAGTGAACAAGCGGTTGCTAACATGGATTCCATGAATAAGTATAATTTTGCGGGTGGTGTTGATGGTTTAGCTAAGATGGCAGCTCAAGCATCAAGTATGAGGATTGACATGAAGACTACTTTGAGTTTTGCAGATAATCTATATAATCCTGAAAAAGCGATAGAGATGTCGTCAGCATTACAACGATTAGGAGTTACACAATCTGACTTATTAGACCCGTTAAGATTGATGGACCTTTCACTTAATGACCCTACTGAATTACAGAATCAACTTGTACAAATGACAGAACAATTTGTTCAATTAAATGAGAAAGGTCAGTTTGAAATTGCGCCACAAGGTAAATTACAACTCAGAGAGATTTCTAAAGCAACAGGTATTGCTTATGACGAACTAACAAAAATGGCAATGGGTTCTGCGGAGTTAGAAGATAAAATGAGGAAAATTAAATTTCCTGATTTTATGTCTGAAGAGCAACAAAAAATGGTTGCTAATTTAGCGGAAATGAAAGATGGTGAGTATGTTATTACGGTAGATGGTAAAGAACAAAAGTTAGCGGATGTTTTAGCGGACACTAACAATAAAGAACAACTTGATAAGTTAATAGAATCGTCAAAACCAAAGGCTATGGAGGATTTAGCTGCTGAACAATTAGATTTACAAAAAAGTATGGCGTCTAGTCTAAAAAAATTGGAAGGTAGAGCCGCCAGAGGTATTGCAAGTACTAAACTTGTTGATGATATGATTAAAGGTGCTACAAAAATTACAAGAGAAGGGACCAATGTTATAACAGAAGGAGGGGCTTTAGGTACAGGAGCTGTTAGAGAATTGATAGATAGCTCAAGTGGGGAACTAAAATCAATGTTTGAAAAAATGATGGCTGGTAATTTTGATTTCACGGAGGAAGGTGATAAATTATTGGAGTTAATTACTAAAACGGCTAATGAACAAAGTGGAATTATTAATCAAAATGCTGAAGGATTTGCACAATTGTTTAGTACATATGGTACTGAAATGCCTGAGACACTAAAAACCCAACTAAAAGATGTAACAGGAATTGATTTTAAATCCCAAGCACAAACTGTACAACCAGTTGAAACAGGTGAAGTTACCCCAGGAACAGAAAAGTCAAAGACCACCGAAGTTAAAACTTCTGAAGAGTCTAAAATGGATATTAACATTAATGTAACCGCTCCTTCTAGTATGTCCACTCAACAAGTTATGGATGCTCTTAATATTCAAGAAATTAAAGAAAGAATATATAAAATATTTGAAGAAATGGGTAAAGACTTTAAGAAGAAAGAGTAAAAAAATAAGTCTTTGGTATTTATATATTAAATCAGGTAAATGGCAGATAGTATTTTATCCTTTGCGTCTAGTCAATCTTTTAGAGACTCACTTTTAGCTAGAAATTTATCACCGTACACCGTTGTTGGTTCATACGTTCCGCCAGTATCTAATGTTGCTTATGAAACTCAATTGACAGATAGTTCGGTCATTAACTCACCGGACAATTTGATTGGGCAGTCACCATATCCAAATACATTATACCCTTTAAACGAATACGGACCATCTGGAGGTTATAATTTATCAATAAATTATAACGGAGCGTTAGTACCTGTTAAACCTAGCGGAGAACCTTATTATCCCTTAACCGAAAGTGTTTTAGCCGCAAACAGTACATTTTACCTAAATGAAGAAAAGTATTCACCGGCGAATTTAAACTCCTATATACCTGATAACAAATACATTCTTTTATATTCAACTGAAGACTTACCTAATTTAAATAAGTATTTTGGTCCATATTGGGACCCACCTACGTTCGTACCTTCGTTTTATTCTCCATATGAAATCCTGTTTTCATCTAATCCCCAAGGTTCTGTGGGTCCGTTATCACAAGATTCATTTATAGCTAGATTAGGTGCGGAATATCTAAAAAATTTATTCATCGAAAGAATTAATCTTGAGATTTATCAAAATACTGTTGGTGCGGTAAACTTAGCGAGTCTACAAGACCCATTTGAAGCTAGTTTATTAATAACAGGACAACAACCTTTAGTTTATAGAAATTGGAGAATTACGGTACCTGAAAGTCCTATACTGGCGGCGGTTGATTTTGCTACAAGACTGGCAGGTGCTTATTGGCCTGTATCACCTATTCCGGGTGATTACTTTAATGAAAATACGTTTCTTGGATTACAAACTCAACAAACATCAATTGCGTTAAATGTTTTAAATAACGTAACTGGAGGGTTTTTAGGGCCTATACTTAATCTAACCAGAAACCCATCTGAAATTTTTCTAGCAAATACAGGTAATGGTCAAAGGTCTGCATTATTTAATAACATTGATTATAACAGGTATCGTCCTGCATATGATAGAGGATTATTAGGTAACCTTGTCCAAGGACTGATTAATATTGTATCAGGTATAATAGACCCAAATAATGGAACACTGGTTGGTGGATATTATGTTGGTGGTAGAACCGCTGAGCCATCTCAGATAAATTCTCCACCAAACCAATTACCGATTAACCCATATGGACAACAAGTTGCATCACCTGTTTATGGTCCATCAGAATTGGGTATATTGTATGAAGGTAATCAAGATGTATTAAATTTTGGACTCGCAGCAAAATCCCTATCTGATGGTGGAGGTATTGACGGTCAATTTGTTTGGACATCTCCTAAATATAAAAAGAATGCCGGGTACAAACCAACACCAGGAGGAGGTGCGGGACAAATTGACGAAGATTTTAATTTAGTTAGTTCAAATTTCACTAAAAATTCTTCAACAAATGTAAACTTTAGAGATAATTCAATATTAGACCAAACTCAAAGATTAATTGATTCAGGAGATTTGGTAGAAGGAATTAGTCGTCTAAAACACGTAGGTAATGCAATAAATCAAGTTAGTAAAGTATTCAATGACGGTTACAAAGAAATAACAAAAGGTTCTCAAGTATTATCTTATGTTGATAACGCAACAGGTGCTGAGGCCGGAATTGAATACTGTAGAGTCTTTGCTAAGGATACTCCATATTATGCTTATAATGATTTACAAAAAACTGATGGTATAACTAAATCAGGTAGAAGATTTTCATATTCTGTACTTGATAACACATATAATTTGAATATTTCACCAACTAAAAATCCTGGTTCTACAAATATTATTAAAGATGATGACAACGGAAAAGGTGGATACGCTAAAAAATATATGTTCTCTATTGAAAATTTAGCATGGAGGACCTCAAGTAGACCTGGATACACCTATGATGAATTACCTACTTGTGAAAAAGGACCCAATGGTGGTAGAGTAATGTGGTTTCCGCCATATGATTTAACATTTAGCGATAGTAGTTCTGCGAATTGGAATCCTACTAGTTTTTTAGGAAGACCTGAACCTGTTTTCACATATAAAGAGAGTAGTAGAAAGGGAACAATTAGTTGGAAAATAATAGTTGATAGTCCTTCGGTAATGAATTTAATTGTTGATAAACAATTAAAAGGAGTTGCTAAAGAAAGAGTTGACTCTATAATTGATTCATTTTTCGCAGGATGTGTGAAGTATGATATCTACACATTAGCTCAAAAATTTAATACCTTACCTACCAAAGACTTATATACCTATCAAGAAATTTTAAACAACCCACAAAGTAGTCAAGAAGATGTCACAAATATTATTAATTCAATTGGAAAAGACTCGCAAACTAATACTAGTGGAAACTATGCGGATAGTTCAACTAGTTCTATTGTAACTAATGAACCAAGTGTTGATGATTTTGTAAACAAATATGAAAATTTATCATTCTATTTTGATGATAATTCACCATCGGTTAACGGAACGGTAGATTCTTATGATGTTTTATATAATCAATATATTAGTAAGTCTTCTGAATATGTATCTAACGCCGAACAATTGTTTAATGAGGATGATTTTAATAGAAATGTTAATGAATTTTTTGACCAAGTTATTAAAGATAATTTTTCTTTAATTAATGACGGAGGAAACTCAATGGTTCAAGATGCGTTTAGTATTCTAACTACCGAGAAAAAAACAATATCAATAGTTTTAGAGGGTGGTGAATCTTTTACAGTTAGTTCTAATTTTAATGAGACAATAAACCAAAAAAGAAGTGATTCTATTGTTGAGTACTTTAGAAACTTTACATCAGGTGGTGTTAGTTTAGGTAAGTATATTGATAATGGAAGCTTAAAAATAAGTTTTGGTGGAGGGTCAGGAGAATCTTTTACTAACCCTATAGCACAAGGAGGGGTTATGCAAGATACCGTAAATTGTACGACACCTGTTGAGGATAAAAATGGGGCAACAAACAACGGTTCTCAGATTTATTCTGTTAGTGTTATGGCATGTAGAAGACTTAGAATAAGTACCATAGTTATAAACGATAAACCATCTGACGCTGGAACTATACCCGATAATTTAGAAGAAAATCCGGGTGTTCTTTTTAACCCACCAAGTAGTTCCACCTCAGAACAAGGAATTGTACCACAAAAACCACAACCAAAAGATAATGTAACAATTGAAAAAAAACTCAAAGAAGGTATTAGTAAACAGATAGTTAGAAATTTATTAACTGAGTGTGATTATTTCGAGGTTATAAAAGAAAACGCCCCAATGGTTTACGATTCAATAAAAGAAAAGATTAAGTACTTCAACCCGGCGTTCCATTCTATGACACCTGAAGGTTTAAATGCTAGATTAACTTTCTTAAATCAATGTGTTAGACCTGGTGAAACTATACCTGTGATAGGTTCTGATGGTAAACCTAAATCAAATGATGCTGTTAATACATCATTTGGAGCACCTCCGGTTTTGATACTTAGAATCGGTGATTTCTATAACTGTAAAATAATCCCAAGAGAATTAGGTATAACTTATGAGTCACCACTTTTTGATATGAACCCTGAGGGTATTGGTGTACAACCTATGATTGCCAAAATATCATTAAGTTTTGATATGATTGGTGGTCATGGACTTGCAAAACCGGTTGAACAGTTACAAAACGCACTATCATTTAACTATTACGCTAACACTGAAATATATGATGAAAGGTCAACATGGACCGATGATTCTTGGAAAGCTTTGGATAAGAAATTTATTGACGCTCTTGAATTAGGAGAAGAAAATTCAACAGTCAATAATGTTGATAATCAACCAACAAATGATGGTGGTAATACCATCGGAGAAATATTAAGTACAAATCCGGTAGAAAGTGGACAAACTGGTGACATAAGTTACCAAAAAGTTATGGACGAACTTCAGGGAAGTACTAAAACATATATGGAAACGATTCCTAATCTGTTAGAAAAAGTAATGTTGAATACTAATCACGGAATTGTTCAATTCATGAACAAAGACAGATTATATAACGAAGGTGGATTAAATATCAGTACAACTAGTCAAGTCGATGCTCCAATATATGGGGCACCATCAAATATCGACTCGTTTACAAAGGATATTTTTGATTTAGTTAAGAGTGAAATAACAGATAGAACGAATCCAATCATGAAAGAATTGGATAAATTTAGTTGGCAGTCAAATGTAATGGATACTATTACCGAAAATATGATATCTTATGTTAGTGACCTATATAACAATTTTTCAAATGTTTTATATACAACATCACAAGAAATGGTAACTTTCCAACAGGATTATAGTAGGATTATAAGAAAATTAAATCTTGTTGCCACCCTAACTGACGGTAAAATTGGAGATAAGAATCTACCGATAGTATATACTATTAATGGAACTAGTGAAGTTAGTACAACAACCACAACTGTAAACCCTTCAATTAGCTCCACGGATGATGAACTTTGGGATGATTTAAATAGAGCGTCAAATACTTTGATTGATTATCAAACACTATTAACTGATAATAAGATAACTGAAGAACCTTATGATGAAGTTGGTAATTTTATACCAGTGTATGATAACTTTATCGGAGGAAACAGTGTGGATAGTCCCGAAAAACATTTCTTCTTAATTATTTCAAGAGTTTTACAAGACAGTAATAAAAGAGAAAGTTTTAAAAATTCAATTATAAAAGGAGACCTTGTAAGTGTTAGTGACCCAACCAATTTGAAAAATAAATTTGATGGTATTGTTGATGATTTGGCCAAGGAGTATACTAAAGAACTTGAATACGAAGAAGAACTTTACACCGACTTCAAAGACAGTAATGACTATAAAGATTTTGTTGATGATTTAGATGAGAAAATGTACCCAAAAGGTAAAACAAGAAAGTTCAATTATACAACGGTTCCGGGTGTAGATAATGCAACACAATCAGAGGATATTAAAAAACTATATGACGGTCAAAATCATGGACCTAACACTACTTATTTAGATAACGCTAAGTTTAATTTCTAACAATGGCAAAAAAACAATATTATAATAGATATACTGAATTTATAGTTAACGGACAACAAACTGTCGTTACTTATGTGGATTTACCTAGTAAAAGCACAGATAAAAGATATATCTATAAGGTTGGACAATCTAGACTTGATAAAGTTTCACAACAGTATTATGGTTCGCCATTTTTTGGATGGTTAATTTTACAAGCTAACCCTAAGTTTGGAGGACAAGAATGGAATATAGTTGACGGTAGTGTATTGACAATTCCATTTCCACTTGTAACTTCATTACAGGATTATAAGAATCAATTAGATAATCATTTCTTTTATTATGGTAGATAACTCAGAAAACATATTAGTTGAATTTGATTATAATAATATAGTTATTGTTGACCCAAATAAAGTAATTGATGATGAGGGTAACTCAAAAGAAAGGCTCATCAACCATGAAAATTTGGTGATGTATGCTAATTTAGAGTGTAAACCAATACCGAGAACAAAACTAGCTTTAGGTTCTGATAATAACGATATTATCAGAAATACATCGATAGCCGCCATTAATTTTTTAAAACCTGGTGGTAAAGAATTTTTAGATAACAGTTATACTGATGAAATTACAGGTAAAAATACTTTAAAAGGGTTGGGTGATAACCAAGTAAAGGTAGACACATTTAAAAATCCTGATAAAGATGATGATTTCTATACTAGACAAACCTTATTATCTAATGGTAAACAAGGGGCGGTAGATAACGGGTTACTTGGAATCGTATCAATTAATATAAAACAAAATACTTCTTTTACCCCAACAGTAACTATTGAATTAGAGGATGTAAAAGGCAGGGCTTTATTTGAAGGAGGTGACAATTCACCATATGCGGTGTTCTTTAACTTACCGTATCCGATATTTTATTTAACAATAAAAGGATTTTTTGGTAAGGCGGTTAGGTATTCATTGATGTTAGAGAATTTTACTAGTCGATATAGTACATCGAGCGGTAATTTTCATATAACATTAAAAATGATAACTTATAAGTACAACGTGCTTAATGAGGTTACAATGGCGGCGGCTCTGGCAACTCCTCACATGTATAGTAATAACTTACCTGTTAAGGGTAATGAAGGAGGTCCGTCACAATCTACAACAGTTAACGATTTACCGGTTCAAAAGGGAACACAAAAAATTAAAGAACTATATAGTGAGTACAAAAATAAAGGTTTAATACCTGATGATTTTCCAGAGATTACTATAATGCAAATGTATTATAGATTGGAATTTTTTATAAAAAATTATTTGGAGTCTTTCATACAACAAAATATGGCCCCACTTAATGACTTGGAATTTTATGAAAAAAAGTTAAAAGAGTATCAAAACAAAGTTTTTTACATTTTAAATGAATCTTGGTTTGAAACATACATGGACAAACAAAATTATTTTGTTTCGGTCTCAGACGACATGAAATTGTATTCATTCAAAAAAGAATTTTCGGATGAGAAAAAGAAAGAAGAGGCTCTTACAAATCTAAAAAAACTTATTACCGAATATAACACAATATTAAATAGTAATAAAACAGTAGGAGAAAACGGGTTTTATGAAATAAACGGTAAAAAACAACGAAGTAGTATACCAAATAATATAAAAATTGAATTATTTTACCAAGAATTAACTAATCCTAGTGAAATTAACTTAACAGAAACATTTAAACAGAGAAAGGGTAATCAAGAACCAACTACTGAAGATTTAAATGCGTTGGGTAAAGAATTATCTGAAAATATGAATTTTAATGCGGGAAATATAACTCTTAAAGATGGAGAACCCGTCCCTAAATACACATATTATAAATTTGGTAATTTAAACAACACTAATATTAATAAGGAAACTAAAGTTCTAACTCAGACTTTTTTAAGTGAGACTAATAGAATGAGTAAAGATTTAATTGCTTATCGAGAAAAAATTCAAGATGACATAACAAAGGCTCTTGCAGAAAAGTTACAAAGTAAAAGTACAGGACTTGGATTCGTACCAACTGCTAGGAATATTATGGCGGTTATTTTTGCAAATTCAGAGGCATTTTTAAGAATGATGGATGATGTTCATACTAGAGCTTGGGACAAGAGAGATGATAAAGTAAGAAAAAATTGTATTTTAAACTCATCAACTTCAAGTGCTTGTGCCGATAATATATCATCAGGTAATAACGAAACTTTACCGATATATCCATGGCCTCAATTTATTGTTGAAACTAATGGAGAAAATGGAGAGGAAAAGTATGTAATAGCATACCCTGGAGACCCTGATTATGTTAGTCAAACAAAAGGGAATCAATATGATGTATGGCCTGAAGTTGAATTTTTAGAAGAGTTTTTAAGAGGGTATACTGAAAGAGCGGGAGATACTAAAAACGGGCAACCTAATTTTAACGAGGAAACTGATGTCAAAAGAGTTTCAATGAATGGAATGGAATTTCCTGTAACCAACGAAATTTTTTCAAATAAAGATGAGGTTAAATTTTTCTATGAAATATATGAAAGATTATTTTATACCTCAAATTATTCTAGACTTTCTAGAGCCGCTTCATCTACACAAAGTAGAGATTCTGTGGCTAGTACTATATCGGATGCCGAAAAAATAAATATGGTTAACGGATTAGGAACTGATAGTGGATTTTTGATTGAAAAATTGAAAAACTACGGGTTAAATTCTGAAAATTTTGTACCAACACTTAAACACATATCAAATTCAGGTATGGGTAAAAGTTGGCAAAACTTTATAAGGGGTATATTCAACACTGAATATATCAAGAATCAAACTGAAAGCGGTGGGTTCCAATTTTTGGATGTACGTACAGTGGCGGCAACAAAATCAAATCCATTGGTTTCATTGGAAAATGAAACAGAATTCGAAAATTTTATAACTGGTAATTCTGAGACAAATGAATTTGATTTATTAGACACATATCCGATAACTAATACAGATTGGGTTAAGAACTCTTTGGCTAATGGTGCTGCGGTTTCTGACGCTAAGGCTGCGTTTAATACTACTAAGATAATAACATATAACAGGAGTAATAAAATTATTTCTAATTTTAACAACACTGATACTACATTAACAAAAAGACCTATAACAAATTTCATTTATGAAAACGCTCAGGTACCAAACGTAAACAAAGAAACTGACTTAATTGAATTTTTTAATAATAGAACCTACCAAACTCAGTTTTTAACTGAAGGTAATATTAGATATAAAAATTACGATGCTGGGGTATCGGCAGACCAAGTTAATTCTATGTTGAATACTCCTATGTTTATAAACGCGATTCAAGAGGGTGTATTAAAACAAACTAATGGGGAAGACTCTCCATTTGTTACTGCGGCTTACTTGTTTATTAACAGTCTACCATTATGTACCCTAAGAGAAAAATATAAAACTTATAATTCAAGTCAGTCTAATAATACAACTAATGATTTAGATTATATATTGGCCACGTTAAAAAAGTTCAGTGCGATTCATAAAGTTCCGTATGCTTGGGTTTTAAAAATAGGTTCGATATGGTATAGATACAAAAACGATATTCAAAACAACGTAGATATTATGGACGGTGTTTGGAATAATTTTGAATATATTGAAAACTATGACCCAGTAAATTCAGACCCAACAACCGCATATAATTTAACTGTTAACGGTGAAAGTGTGGAAATAGTACTAGAACAGGATGTTAATTTCACAATAGGAGGACCAACCCAAACTGTAATTAACACAGGTTTTTATCCTAAATTAATTAACGACTTTAATGTTTTCTATCAAGGTTCTGAAGTTTTTAATGGATATACTAGTTCCGATATCCAAAGTGGGATTGATTCAGGGGTAAATTTAAATGTTGTAAGTGACGCAATAATAAATGGTAATTTAGGTTTTGACCCTGCTAATTCTAGTAGGAGTTTAAGTCTAACTCCTTGGTCTGTAACAGTAGATACTTCAGACGGAAATTTTGAATATCCAATCCCATCTAATGGTAGTTTAATTAATCAAACATTTAATGAATGTTTTGAAGGTGACACAGATAATGCTAAGTTAGTCATTGAAGTTAGTGGTAACTATGCTATGTATGATGGTTCGGTTAGAGGAATGTGGGCGTGTCCTAATTATGGTTATTTTGATATCAGTAAATTATCTAAACCAGGACCTAATAAATATATAAAATACGTTAATAATGATTCCGAAGAGCAAGAAAATTATTCCCTTAACTCTGATGAACTAGGGTATGATTTAATTTCAGAATTATTTAGCGCTTTTGATAAAAATGCCTTAGATAGTTTTGAAAAGGAATTTTTAAATTTCTCACAGTCAGTGACTAACTATCAGTCATCAACATCAACAGAAGGGGAATCAATACCTAAGAAATCATTTAAAAATTTCCAAATGATGATGAGGGAAATGATGAAGGTGCCTAAAAATACTCCGGCAGATTTATCGGCAACAGATATCGTCTCTAATATACAACAAACCCAAGCTACCCAAGTTAATAGTTATTTAAAAGAATTTTTAAATTACGACATAGTTTTTAAATTAGGTAATCCTTCAGGGTTTGATAAAAGATTGTTTTATACTTTTTCAAATAGAGATATTAAGGACCCGTATAGTTGGGGTAGTTATGTTCAAAACTCATTACCAACAAATGGAGGAACCACAACATTAACTACTTCGTCTACTAATAACCTAGACGCTTGGAAGGCTTTAGAATTATATGTAGGGTTTTCAGAAATACCTGAGTTAAGTTATACTGACAATGGTTCATATATTACTGATTTTTTTGTTGATTTAAATGTTGAATTTACTGAGAAAAATATAGAAAATTTAGCACCAATAATTAAAATATATGCAACTCAAAAATTAACACAAGAACAAACAGGTGTTAGTCCTTCTTTACCCACAACTAATTTTCCTGGTCAAATTCTACAGATATATACACTTAATGACGCATCTACTGTAACCGTGTATAAAAATAACCAAAAAAAATTTGTTGTTTTAAAGAATGAGAATGGTGATTCTGAATTTACAGGGGAACAAGTTGATATTGATGACCCAACCAATAATACGGTTATTGTTAATCAAGCCATTGAAACAGTTTATGGGTTTGTATCTCAAAATTCTGATGATGAACAATACGTTACAAATATCGAAACACCACCAGAACCACAATACCCTACAGTTCCTGATGCTAATTCTAAATGGGGTAATGTTACGTTAGTTAATTCTATGGATGAGTATTTGAATCAAGTTGATAGTTTTCAATCCGATACAGTAAATAACTTAATGTTAAGAATTAGAAGTGCTTTGGCTAATGTTACAAGTTCCCAAAACAAACCACCAAAACCATCTGAATTAGATGGTAAACAAACAAAAGTAGAACTATGGGAATCATTTAAGGCAACCAACGATAAATGGATAGCGGGTGCTAATTTTAAAGAAAAGACACTGTTTGAGGATTTGTTAATGTTGGATAGAGCGAGTAGAAATGTTGGAGATAAAGTATTAATTGATATCTTTAAACTTAAAGATAAACTGGTGAACATAAATCCAAAAATGACAGTATTCACGTTTTTCCAATCTATATTGATTGAAAACAATTTTGTCATAATGAATATGCCATCTTATGTTAATTTTTATAACGTACAAGATGCTGGAAAAAATCCTAAACCTAAACCTGAAGGTACTCTAGAATTTGGTAACACATTATTTGGTACATTTTTGAATGTGGATTATAGAGATTCTTCAGCTAAGATGGTTTGTATGTATTCAACTAAAGCGTCTGAACACGTTGACATGAAAAATAATGTCGATTATAGGTTTAGAGACGACGCGTTTGACTTGAGAAGAGCTTCTGATAATCCTCTTGTCGAGAACCAAACAAATAAAACTGACTGGGATAAATCTAATAAAGTGGTTGGATTTAATGTGGATATAGGAACTCAAAATCAATCTATATTTAAATCATTTGAAGTATCCCAAGAATCTGGTACTTCTACCGCTGAGTCACTCCAAGTGATTAATAGTATGGCAAATCAGGCTGGAAACAGAGGAGGAGCAACACAAAGCACATCGTTATATAACATATATAAAAATAGAAGTTACAACTGTACTATAAACATGATGGGTAACGCACTTATTCAACCTACAATGTATTTTAATTTAAGATATGTACCTATGTTTAGTGGTCCTTACATGATATTGGAAGTTACACATGCAATAGCACCTGGTATGTTTGAAACAAGATTAACGGGAGTAAGACAACCAACTGCGGCGTTACCTAAAGTTGACCAATTTATTCAAACATTAAAGACTAATTTAATAAAGAAAATACAAGATAGGATGAAACAAGAAACCGATACTGAACAAGGTTCGGCAACAAATGTTAAATCACAAACTCAAGAAAGTTACGATAATATAAATTCAAATCCCGCAAATACTTTCTCTGAAAATCAAACTTGTAGTGCAAATACTAAGTATTCTCAATACTTAAAAGAAGAACCAGTTAAATCAACCGCAACACCTAAAGAAGTTAAAGAGGTGGTTATAAGATTATCATTAGAGGCAATACCAAATGATATTGAAAGGTCAACAATACTAAGTCAAATTGTTTTTGCTAAATTATATACGAGTACGTTCTCTAATCCGAACTTTGAAACGTATAATAATAATTTTGCCGGTATTGATATTTCAGGAGACTGGGGTGGGTCGGCTAATTATTTTAAAGTAGATTCTAATGGTAATGGATTATTTTATTGTACATCTAATAATAAACCATACGTGTCATTTAATAGTTTAGAAGATTCTGTTAAAATATTAACACAAAGATGGGCGCAAAGAATTACTCCAAATTTGGCGGAAGATGGAGAATATGAGAAATTTATAGTTTTAAATTCTGAAGCAAAACAGCTTGAGTCTAATGTTTGGGACGAAATGAGTGAAACTCAAAAAAATAACATAATTACTGAGGTATCTGATGCTATAAGTTTAATGGATGAGACTGTTATTTAAGTAACAATTTTTATCATAATAAAGATATTTATAAATAAAAAACCATGAATACTAAAGAAATTTTAGACAGGTATTTGGGAAAAAATACTAGAATAACCGAAAGAGACGCTGGCGGCGGATTCAAAGAGGTATGTGATTTAGACACTGGTGATTGTTACACCGTGAGAATGAAAGATGGTCTAATCGAGAGAGTAGATAATACCATGAATATTAATAAAAAAATCCAAGTAGAAACTTTACATGGAGTTAAACAACTTTTAAACGGTTAAACAAATGAGAGTAGATTTAAAAATTTTAAATGAAATTAAAAGATATAACGAAATAAATAATTATATCACTGAACAGGATGTACCTCCACCACCAGCGGACCCAGGTGCGGTTCCCCCACCACCTGGTGACCCGGGAGCATTACCACCCGCAGAAGGTGCGGCTCCACCACCTCCGGCAGCACCTGAAACCGCGGCTCCACAACCTGTGGATGTTGCAACCGACCCAGATGTTGAAAAAATTGGAGATGAGGAAGGTAAAGCAAAAGGAGAAGAACTTGAAATAACAGATTTAGTTAAGTCACAAAAAAATATTGAAACAAAACAAGAAGAATACTTTGATAACTTATTCAAACACTTAGAAGAGTTAGAAAGTAAACTATCTAATATGGATTCTATCGTTACCAAATTAAATGATTTAGAGGCTAAAGTTGAAAAATATAGAACAAAAACTCCTGAGGAAAAACTTGAATTACGTAGTTTAGATTCAGGACCGTTTAACCAAAAACTAAGTGATTTTTTTGAGGATAAAGAAATTGATTTGGAAAAATCAGGAAAAAATGATTATATTCTAACACAGGATGATGTTGAAGGTTATTCACCTATAGATATCAAAAAAAGTTTTAGAGATTTTGGAGATGAGGAATCGGGAGACTTCACCGAGGTAAGATAATAAAAGGGGTCAAATGACCCCTTTTTAATTTGACAAAACAAAGGCTGACACTTATTATTAATAAACAATTTTAAATTTTAATTATTATGGCGACAAACAATTCTTTAGATGCGATTCTTTCGCAGTACGAAAATTCAAAACAAGGAGGTTCATCTAACTCCTCAAAAATGTCTCAAGATGAAAGAATGAAAAAGTATTTCGCGGCTATCCTTAAGGATAACGAGAAACAAGGTCAAAAACGACTCCGAATCCTCCCAACAAAAGATGGAAGTTCACCATTCAAAGAAGTATGGTTTCACGAAGTTCAAGTTGATGGAAAATGGCAAAAGTTTTTCGACCCAGGTAAAAATGACAACGAGCGTTCTCCATTGTCAGAAGTTTATGAAGAACTCATGTCAACGGGAAAAGAGTCTGATAAGGAGCTTGCAAAACAGTATAAACCACGTAAATTCTATATTGTTAAGGTAATCGACCGTGACAACGAACAAGATGGTGTTAAGTTCTGGCGTTTTAAGCACAACTATAAGAACGAAGGTATTTTGGATAAAATCATTCCAATTTTCCGTCAAAAGGGAGATATCACTGACCCTGAAAATGGTAGAGATATTATTCTTGAGTTGACTAAAGCGAAAACTCCAAAAGGCGCAACGTATACAGTTATTCAAACAATTATGCACGACGACCCATCACCACTTCATGATGATAAGGAAACCAAAGAAACATGGGTGAATGATGAGTTGGGTTGGAGTGATGTATATTCTAAGAAGCCGGCTGAATATCTCGAGGCAATTGCTCGTGGTGAAGTTCCACGTTGGGATTCTGACGCAGGTAAGTACATCTACGGAAGTGAACTAGAGGAAACCATGTCTATGGGTGGAAAGAAAACAATTGTTGACCCACAATCTGAAGACGAACCTTCTGACGACCTACCTTTCTAATAAAAAAAAATATTAATCAAACTACCCCTGAAATATGGGGTAGTTTTAATACCTTTTAAAAATGTCAAATCAAGAAAAAATTACTCAAAAATTGTATGAGGCGTTGACCAATAAGTACTCCGCCCAAATTTCAGAAGCCGAGGCAACTCTCATGATTTATCTTAATAATCCTGTGGGTATCGGAGAACATCCCCAACACTTAGAGGAGATGGATAAATTCGTAGACCAATTGGCTAGTGCTAAAGATAAGCTGGATGCTCTACAACAATTTAAGAAATATAGTTAATATGGCAATTAAGAAAAAAGAATTAGGTTTAGATTCAATCAAATCTAAGTTCTCTACTTCAGCAAAATACAAACCTCAAAGGTATTTTGACTTGGGTACAGAATTTTTGGATGCGGTTGGAATTCCTGGACCGGCCATAGGACATATTAATATGTTCTTAGGTCACTCAGACACAGGTAAAACTACCGCACTTGTAAAGGCCGCGGTTGACGCTCAGAAAAAAGGAATTCTTCCTGTGTTCATTATTACCGAACAAAAGTGGTCATTTGAACACGCTCGCATTATGGGTTTTCAATGTGAAGAAGTTGTTGATGAATCAACAGGTGAGATTGATTGGGATGGATTTTATCTATTTAATAATAACTTCGATTATATTGAACAAATCACAGAATATATAAACAACTTGTTGGACGCTCAAGAAAAAGGTGAGTTGGACTATAGTTTATTATTCCTTTGGGATTCTGTTGGTTCAGTTCCTTGTAAGATGACCTTTGAAGGTAAAGGTGGTAAACAACACAATGCCTCGGTTCTTGCCGACAAGATTGGTATGGGTATTAACCAACGAATTTCAGGTAGTCGTAAAGCTGACTCAAAGTTTGAAAACACACTCGTTATTGTTAATCAGCCTTGGGTTGAACTTCCTGATAATCCTTTTGGACAACCAAAAATTAAGGCAAAAGGTGGTGAAGCGATTTGGTTGAACTCATCTTTGGTATTTTTGTTTGGTAATCAAAAAGGTGCTGGTACTACAAAGATTACCGCCACAAAAGATAAGAGAACTGTTAAATTTGCGGTTCGTACCAAAGTATCTGTACTTAAAAACCACATCAATGGATTAGGTTATGAGGATGGTAAAATTATAGTTACACCACATGGATTTATGGCGGGTAAAGAACCAGCCGAAGAAAAGGCATCCATTGAAAGTTACAAAAAAGAACATGCGGAATATTGGAAAGATATTTTGGGTGTGTCTGATTTGGATTTTGATTTGAAAGAAGAAGTCGAACCTTAATTAAATAAAAGGTGACCAAAACATTATTAATTGACGGAAACAATTTATTAAAAATTGGATTTCATGGTGTGAAAGATTTCTTTCACGAAGGTAAACACGTTGGGGGTATTTGGCATTTTCTAAATACTACCCGACGATTTATCGAAGAAGAAAACTTTGATAAAGTAGTTGTGTTTTGGGATGGAGAAGGTAGTTCCCTTACAAGAAAAATAATCTACCCCCAATACAAGGAGAACAGAAAACCTGGATATGACTTTAAAGAAGAGTCGTTTTACCAACAAAAACATAGGGTAAAACAATATCTTGAAGAGATGTTTGTTCGTCAAGTTGATATTAACAACAATGAGGCGGATGACCTTATTGCGTATTATTGTCAAATTGCAAACAACGAGAATATAACCATTTTCTCGAGTGATAAGGACCTAACCCAGCTAATATCTGAGAACGTTTCTATATACTCACCTAGTAAGAGATTAACATATAAGAAAGGTGATTTTATCAAACTACATGAGGTTGAAATTCCACACTATAATGTAAAAACATATAAAATATTGTCAGGTGATAAATCGGACAATATTGATGGTATATATTATTTGGGTGAAAAAACTTTAGTCAAATTATTTCCCGAGATACTTGACCATGAGGTTTCTTTTAACGATATTTTAACAAGAGCCGAGGTATTACTTACCGAGGACAAAGAGAACAAAATATTACAAAACTTACTTTCAGGTAAAACAAAATCAGGTATCTATGGAAATGAATTTTTTGAGATTAACAACAAAATCGTGGATTTGTCTAATCCGTTAATCACAGAGGAAGGTAAGGAAATAGTCGAATTATATTATAGTGAAACATTAGACCCCGAGGGGAGAGGACATAGAAACCTAATCCGTATGATGATGGAGGACGGGTTCTTCAAATTTCTCCCAAAACATGATGAAGCGTGGGTAAACTTCGTAAAACCGTTTATGAAATTAACAAGAAAAGAAAAAAAACAATTTAAAACCAAAAAGTAATTTTTTATGAAAGAGCAAGATTTAACAAAACTTGAGTTTTTGATGATGGTTAACGATAACATCATCGTTCAGAGGTATTTTAATGTTCGTGATTACAACCCCGAAGCGAAATACTCATCCGAACTTTATGAGTTTATTTTAGAATTTAAAAATACTCTCATGCATCGTTTGAAAATGAAAACTGTGGATTATATGCTTGAAAATTCTTATGAGATTCAGGGTAATCCATCTATTTTGGATACGTCATATACCGACGGACCAGAACACTTTAACATCTTTATTAAACATGGGGACATGACAATTTGTCATCGTCAGATTGATGCTAAGATTTTCCCTCCTAAAATAAGATACACCGTAGATATCCGCCCTCATATAAAAAGTTTGCTTTCATCACTTACTGACATTTTTTCAGCGAAAAATTTAACTTTTGAATTCGCGGGAATTAGTACTAAGCGATAATATTTATCAAAAACGAACAAAAATTTACTATGGCGTCAAACAAAAATTTCGATTATTTAGGGTCTTCTTTTCAAATACAATTATTGAATCAAATCATTATTGATAAAGAGTTCGGAAGGTCCATAATTGACGTTATAGAACAACAATATTTTGAAAATAAGTACTTCAAAATCATCTTGCAAATGATTAAGGAGTACTATTCCAAATACGAACACGTACCAACTTTTGATACATTAGAACAGATAACTAAGTCGGAACTACAACAAGAATTGGCGTCTAAGATTGTGTTGGATACCATCACAAAAATTAAAGATTCACCAATTGAAGGTAGTGGTTTCATTCAAGAAAAGGCTCTCAAGTTTTGTAAACAACAAGAACTACAGAAAGCCATTACTAAAGCTCAAAAAGTTATTGATGGTGGTGAGTTTGAAAGTTATGATAAACTCGAAGAATTAGTTAGAGAGGCCCTTCAAGTTGGGGAACGAGAGGATGGGATGTCGGACGTATTCTCTAATTTGGATGATGTACTTAATGAGGATTATCGTCACCCGATTCCAATGGGAATACCGGGAATCGATAGACTTTTGAAGGGAGGTTTGGCAAAAGGGGAATTAGGTGTTATCTTAGCCCCTACAGGTGTAGGTAAATCTACATTCTTAACCAAAATATCAAACCACGCATTTAATTTGGGATATAACGTACTTCAAATATTCTTCGAGGATAACCCTAAAATTATCCAACGTAAACACATCACACTTTGGACAAAGGTTCACCCTGATGAGTTATCAAATAAGAAAGATGAGGTAATGGATAAGGTTAGAGAGGTACAGAGTAAGATGGAAAATCGACTCATCTTAAAGAAACTACCATCTGATACTTTAACAATACTGCAAATCAAAAATCAAATTCGTAAGATGATTGCAGATGGTGTTAAATTAGATATGATTGTATTAGATTATATCGACTGTATTGTGCCTGATAAAAATTTGGGTGATGAGTGGAAGAGTGAAGGTTCGGTTATGAGAGGTTTCGAGGCGATGTGTCACGAGTTAAATTTAGTTGGATGGACGGCAACACAGGGTAATAGAAGTTCAATCTCTTCTGAGGTTGTAACAACAGACCAAATGGGAGGGTCAATTAAGAAAGCTCAAGTTGGTCACGTTATTATCTCTGTTGCTAAAACATTACAACAAAAAGAGATGAAACTTGCTACAATTGCCATAACCAAATCAAGAATTGGTGATGACGGTATTGTATTTGAAAATTGTAAGTTCGATAACGGTATGTTAGAAATAGATACCGAAAGTTCAGTAACATTCTTAGGACTTGAGGAGCAGAAAGAAGAACAACAGAGACAACGAGTAAAAGATTTACTCGAAAGAAGAAAACAAAGAGAACAACAAAATAATTAATAAATATGGAAAAGATTTTAGTAGAAAACCCAAATAGGTTTGTAATATTTCCTATCGAACATAACGATATATGGGAATTTTATAAAATGCATCAAGCGGCATTTTGGACGGCAGAAGAAGTTGATTTATCAGGGGATATTCGTGATTGGGAAAACCTTTCAGAAAATGAACAATACTTTGTTAAGAATGTTCTATCATTCTTTGCGGCATCAGATGGAATTGTTAACGAAAACTTGGCTGAAAATTTCTACCGAGAAGTACAATATCCTGAAGCAAAATTCTTTTACGGTTTCCAACTTGCAATGGAAAACATTCATAGTCTAATGTACTCACTTTTGATTGATACCTATGTGTCAAATCCAAAAGAAAAAGACGAATGTTTCCATGCAATTGACAGACTTCCCGCAGTCCAAAAGAAAGCTAAGTGGGCTCTTGATTGGATTACAAACGCATCGTTTCAAGAAAGACTTGTGGCATTTGCGGCGGTAGAAGGAATCTTCTTCTCAGGTTCATTCTGTTCAATTTTTTGGCTCAAGTCAAGAGGACTTATGCAAGGTTTATGTAACGCTAATTCACTTATTTTTAAGGATGAAAATCTACACTGTGATTTTGCAATTCATCTTTTGAATAACCATTGTGAAAATAAACCAAGTGAAAAGAGAATTAAAGAAATTTTGTTGTCGGCACTTGAAATTGAAAAAGAGTTTATCACAGAATCACTTCCTGTTTCACTTATTGGAATGAATTCAAACCTTATGAAACAATATCTTGAGTTTGTGGTCGATGGTCTACTTGTTAAGATGGGATGTAAGAAACAATTTAATGTTGAACAACCATTTAAATTCATGGAACAAATTGCAGTTGAAACAAAAGGTAACTTTTTTGAATCAAGAACTGTTGAGTACCAAAAAGCAAAGTTGAACGAAACATTGTCCTTTACGGACGACTTTTAATTGATTATCTTTTAAAACTATGATGTCTTTAAAAATTAAAAAAAGAAGTGGGGAGGACTCGTCATTTAACCCACAGAAAATATATAACCGAATTAAAAGAGCGGCGAAAGGTTTGAACGTAAATTCGGACGAAATCTTTATTAAAGTAATCACTTCGGTACCAACCGAAGGTGAGATTATGACCAAAGATTTGGATAAATTAATTTATGAAATAGCCGCCGCTTATACTGGTAGTCACCACGATTATTCTAGACTCGCGTCATCTGTTGCAATTTCATCTTATCATAAAGAAACAAACCCAAGTTTCTCAAATACTATGATGGCACTTTACAAAGAAGGAATTGTTAATGAGGAGTTTATAAATATGATTAGCAGTTACGGACCATCTAATGTTGATGAAGTTATTAATCACGACAATGATTATAATTTTGATTATTTTGCTTGGAGGTCATTACAAGAGATGTATCTTTTGAAACTACCAAGTGGTAAAACAATCGAGAGACCACAACACATGTACATGCGTGTTGCAATTTGGGTAACTAAATCATTTGAACAAGCTGTTGAATACTACAAATCACTTTCAAGTCAACTTATTTCACCGGCAACACCAATTATGATTAATGCCGGTACAAAGGTTCCACAACTCGCCTCTTGTGTTCTTCACTTTAATGATGCGGACTCAAGAGAAGGTCTTTTGAATACAATGAGAGACATCTCAACATATTCATCAGATGCTGCAGGTATTGGTCTTTCTATGTCAAATATTCGTAGTAAAGAAAGCCGTATCTCATCATCAGGTGGATTTGCCGGAGGACTTTTGAAATATTTGAAGATTGTCAATGAATCACTTCGTTTCTTTAATCAACAAGGTCGTCGTCCTGGTTCAGCGGCAATTTATTTGGAACCTTGGCACAAAGATATTTTTGACCTTTTGGATATTAAAAAGAATACAGGTGCTGAAGAATTAAGAGCTCGTGACTTATTTACGGCTCTTTGGATTCCCGATAACTTTATGAAAGCTGTTAAGAACAATGGTGATTGGTATTTGTTCTGTCCGAATGATATTAAGAAAGCGGGTGTTAAACCCCTCCAAGAATGTTACGGGGATGAGTATGAAGAAAATTATAATAAAGCAGTTGAATTAGGACTTGGTAAAAAAGTTAAAGCCCAAGAAATTTGGTCCAAGATTATTGAATCTCAAATTGAGACTGGTGTTCCATATCTTTGCTCAAAGGACAACGCGAACAAAAAGACAAACCACCAAAATATCGGTGTAATCAAACAGTCAAATCTTTGTAATGAGATTTACCAATATACAGATGAAGATACAACTGCGATTTGTACATTGTCATCAATGGTATTAAAGAACTTCATTAAAGACGGAGATTTTAATCATCAGTTGTTGTATGAAGAAACCCGTAAAGTTGTAAGGGCGTTAAACAAAGTTGTAGATATTAACAACTATTCAACTGAAAAAGGAAACAAGGGTGGACGTGAACAAAGAGCAATTGCCATTGGAACTCAGGGTCTTGCCGATGTATTTTATTTGATGGACTACATCTTTACATCTGACGAAGCCAAAAAACTTAATAAAGAAATTTTTGAAACAATTTATTTTGCGGCCATCACTGAAAGTAACAGACTATGTATTGATGGTGAATATAAACCGTATGACTTTTTTGAAGGGTCACCAATGTCAAACGGAATATTTCAGTTTGATATGTGGGGACTTAAAGAAGACGAGTTGTCAGGAAGATGGCCTTGGGGGATATTGAAGGAGAATGTTAGTAAGTATGGTGTTTGTAACTCTTTATTCACCGCTCAAATGCCTGTCGCGTCATCTGCCAAGATTACAGGGTCATATGAAATGACAGAACCCGCTCACTCGGCCATTTTTAATAGAAGAGTTGTTGGTGGTGAGATTATGATTGTTAACAAGTATTTGATTAACGATTTTGAGAAGCTTGGTATTTGGGGAGAAGACCTAAAGAATGAAATTATTCTTAATGAAGGTTCAGTTCAGGGAATTAATTTCAATAACTACCTTGACCCCGAGGACAAACAATACAATAAGAAAGTTAAAAGAATTGAACATCTAATCCCAAAATACAAAACAATTTGGGAAATTTCACAAAAGGAATTAATTGAGATGGCGGCTGACAGAGCTCCTTTTATTGACCAATCACAATCAATGAATATCTATATGGGTAATCCAACTCTTTCTAAGATATCGTCTTCTCACTTCTATGGATGGGAAAAGGGACTGAAAACACTTTGTTACTATGTTAGAACAAAGGCAATTTCAACGGGAGCAAAACACTTGGCAGTAGATATATCAAAAGTATCAAAACCAAATGTAACACCTGAACCACCAAAGGTTGATTATAGTAACATGAATTTACCACCGAAACCCGCAAATTCTGAGTTTGAATGTTTTGGTTGTTCATCATAAAATAAATCCCGAGTAATCGGGATTTTTTATTTAAGATATTTATTAATATGGCGGTATATAATGAAAACATTGAATTGTTTAAGTGTTTAGTTAGGGTATCACATTTTACAAAAAATCCTAAAGATGATAATAAATTCCACAAGGCTTACGCTTTTGCCGTCCAATCAGTTGCTGGAAAAATATTAACATTCCATGTAATGACGGATTATGGAATGATGAGGTCAAGGGTTCCTATTTCTGAAATATTCATGAAGGAACCGACTAACGACATACCGTTTCACTTTAAACAATTATGGGATTGTTTTTCTGAAAACGTAACTGTAACAACTTATGATTATTTATATGAAAAAAGGTGTCAGGTTGTTTTAAGGGATGGCTCAAAAATTTGGGCAACATATCTTATGACGATTGATTGGTACAGAAATCCATATTCTGATGAACCTTCAGATTATAAGTGTGGTCACATTTTAATTGGTGATGACGGTTATCTTTTGTGCCAACCCAATAATAGAATTTATTGGAAGGATTCAAATTGGGTTACAAACAAATTCCCAATAGAACCAAAAGAGATTAAAGTTGACACTGATTTACCTTCAGTTGAAACTTTGTCAGATAGATGGGTCGCCGAAGATGGTGATAGTTATTATTATAATATAAAATCAACTGAATAGTATTTATTATAAATGGCAAACGGAAAAACATACGGTATAAATTTTCCTTTTAGAGATTCTTTTAATGGGACTTATTTTGATTTATCAACAACTAAAGATGAGGAAATTAGAACTGATTTGGTTCATTTAATATTAACAAGAAAAGGTACAAGATATTTTTTACCTGATTTTGGAACAAGGTTGTACGAATATCTATTTGAACCGTTGGATGGACCAACATTTTCAGAAATAGAATCTGAGATTAGAGATTCAGTTGGTGAATACATACCCGGAATTACAATAACTAAAATAGATATTAAACCCGCTTCAGATGGAGACGAAGATAAGGGTTCATATATTAATGATAATGATGATAGAGTTTTTAGAGTTCCGGGTATAGGTACTTTGGAACATACCGCAAAGATAAAAATTGATTACAGAATTAATAGTGATGTTTTTAATGCTAGTGATTTTGTTATAATTAATATTTAAATAATATGGCAAATAAAAAAATATCGTATACTACTAGAGATTTCCAATCAATTAGGACTGAGTTAATAAATTTCACACAAACCTATTATCCTGATTTGGTAAGTAATTTTAACGACGCGTCAGTATTTTCGGCGTTGTTGGACTTAAATGCCGCTGTTTCAGATAATTTACAATTCAACATAGACAGAAGTATACAGGAAACGGTTTTACAATTTGCTCAACAGAGGTCCTCAATATATAACATAGCTAGAACTTACGGACTCAAAATACCCGGACAGAGACCATCAGTTGCTCTTGTTGATTTTTCTATCACAGTTCCGGCATTTGGAGATAAAGAAGACTTGAGATACTGTGGTATTTTGAGGAGAGGTTCACAGGTTAATGGAGCTGGACAAGTTTTTGAAACAGTTTACGATATAGATTTCGCTTCCCCTGTTAGTGCTGATGGGTACCCCAATCGACTTAAAATTCCAATATTTGACGCAAATAACAAGTTACTTAATTATACTATTGTTAAGAGAGAAACAGTAGTTAATGGTATAACCAAAGTATTCAAAAAAGTAGTAACACCTAATGATGTAAAACCATTTTATGAATTATTTTTACCTGAAAAAAATGTATTGGGAGTGACTTCAGTATTATTAAAAGACGGTACTCAGTATGCTAATGTACCGTCAGCTCAGGAATTTTTAGGTTCTGATAATAGATGGTACGAAGTCAAAGCTTTGGCGGAGGATAGAGTTTTTATAGAAGACCCTACAAAAAAGACAGATAGGCCAGGAATTAAAGTTGGAAAATATATAACAACAAATAGTAAATTTATTACCGAATATACACCCGAAGGATTTTTGAAAATGACATTTGGTGGAGGTAGTCAATCTGCGGATGAACAATTAAGAGAGTTCGCCCGTAATGGATATAAATTAGATTTGTATAAATACTCGAATAATTTTGCATTAGGAAGTACATTGAAATCTAACTCAACTATTTTTGTACAATATAGAATTGGTGGTGGGGCTAATAGTAACTTAGGTGTTAATGTTATTACACAATTAGGTACAGTATCATTCTTTGTTAACGGACCATCAGATTCTATAAATAATACGGTTATTAATTCATTAAGATGTACAAATGTTACTGCGGCTATTGGTGGTGCGGCGGCACCAACAACTGAGGAGGTTAGAAACTTAGTAAGTTTTAACTTTGCGGCACAGAACAGGGCGGTTACGGTTAATGATTATGACTCAATAATAAGAACAATGCCATCTCAGTTCGGAGCTCCGGCTAAAGTGGCAATTACTGAAGATAATAATAAAATAAGAATAAAGATGTTGTCATATGATGACAACGGTAAATTGACAGAAATTGTATCAAATACTTTAAAGAATAATGTTGCTAATTATTTGTCTAATTATAGAATGATTAATGATTATGTTTCAGTTGAAACAGCTAACGTTTGTGATTTATCTTTGACAATTGATGTTGTATTAGACAGTAGTCAAAATCAAGGAGCGGTTATTTCATCCATAATTAATTTAGTTTCTGATTTCTTCGACCCATCCAATAGACAAATGGGAGAGAATGTTTATATATCAGAATTAAGAAGACAGATACAAAGTGAAAATGGAGTTATTTCTTTATCTGATATTGTTGTTTATAACAAAGTTGGAGGTTCTTATTCGTCGTCTCAAACCTCTCAGAGATATTCTGACAGTCTAACAAGACAGATTGAACTTGTGGATGATACAATATTTGCGGAACCTAGTCAGACGTATCAAGTTAGATTCCCTAGTAAGGATATTAATATTAGAGTAAAGAATCTTTCTACAGTCAATTTTTCTTGATAATTTATTTTGCCCGATAATAAACTATCTTCTAGTAAAGTGGCAAATAAACTATTTATGAAAAAAGTGTTTAATGGGTAATTCATATAGATTAAGGACTAAAATTGGTGTTGACAAAGCACTAAACATAGCGTTAGAACAGGATTTTGAGTCGTTAGAGATTCTTTCTTTAAAAATATTACAAAGTCAAATTTATACTAGACAATGTTCTGATTATGGAGTTGTGGTAGGCAGGGTAAGTGCCAATAATGGACTTGGAATACCAAACGCCAAGGTTTCAATCTTTATACCATTATCAGATAGTGATGAAAATAATCCTACGCTCAATGACATTTATCCATATAAGACCCTCAATGACTTAAATGATGACGGATATCGTTATAATTTACTTCCTTATGAAAAATCACACGGAGGTCATATACCAACAGGTACTTTTCCATCGAGGGAAGACGTTTTAATTATACCTGAAGTTTCCGAGGTTTTTGAAAAATATTATAAATATACGACTAAAACAAATGATAGTGGTGACTTTATGTTATTTGGAGTACCTGTCGGTACTCAAATAGTTCACTTAGATGTTGACTTATCGGATATTGGTGAATTTTCATTATCACCACAGGATATGATAAGACTTAATTTAGCTAATGAACAGCAAGTATCAGGAACTGAATTTAGAGCGTCTACAAATTTAGGAGAACTACCACAAATAAAACAATCAAATAGAACTATTGAAGTAGTTCCATTATGGGGACAACCTGAAATATGTTATTTAGGTATTACAAGAATAGATTTTGATTTATCACAAGAATTTGGTATCAAAATAGAACCCGCGGCTATTTTTATGGGGTCAATATTTTCTAATGTTGATAAAGAGGCGGTGAAAAGAAACTGTAAGGCTAGAAAAAAAATTGGAAATTTGTGTAATTTAATTACAGGTCCTGGGGAACTATTGTCAATAAGACAAACTATAAATATAGATTCAGACGGAAGACCTGTACTTGAAACCTATGAATTAGAAAATGGAGGTAAATGTGTAGACGAAAATGGGACATGGTTAATAGATGTACCTATGAATTTAGATTATGTTTATACTGATGAATTTGGTAATAGACAAATTTCTAACGACCCTAACGTAGGTATACCAACAAAAGGAAAATATAGGTTTAAAGTTAAATGGGAACAAGCGCCTTCACTGTCTAATGAAGTTATTAGAGGCGCTTTTTTGGTACCAAACATTAAAGAATGGGGTTGGGATTCTTATGACCAAGACCCATCAATACAAGATGCTAACTTCTTAACTGAAGCTTTTGTAGGGTGTATTGCACCAACAACTACTTTATTGGCTAGTCCTCAGTATAAACAGGTTAGAGCATCTTATGCTTTTAGTTTGGATTGGAATGAATATGGAGAGACCGACTCAGGAGGTAACCTAACTCCAACCGGATTACTTATGGTTGATGAGGCGGTTAATTGTGAAGACAGATTTTATGAAATGATTCACAGTAAAGTTTATACTGTGTCACAAATGATTTCCGAACATAGAGGTGGTTTGAATAGATATAAAATAATTGCGATTAAAGATATTTTGAATGAGGAATGTGAGGGTACTCACAATAAGTTTCCCGCAAACGACGGTATGTTCCAAAACGATATAATATATATATTGTTCACATTTATATTAGGAATTTTCACACCAATATTATTTGCAGTAATACTTTTAAAACATATAGTTGGTTTGATTGTGTGTATTCTTTGGGTGGTTATGGAAGGTATTGCTGGTTTTATATGTGCAATTGCGGATGGTATTTGTTCTATTGCTGGAACTTCTTTTTTAAATATAACCCCATTTGGATTTTTAAGTGGATTATGTGATACATTATCTAGGGTGTGCGACAAATTCCAAGGTATTGCTGATGACTTCGAAGATAGATGTCGAAATGGGTCAATGAACCTACCAATGTTAACCTATCCTAATTGTGAAATGTGCTCATGTGATGAACCGGCACAAGATGGTGGTAGTCAAACTAGTGTTGGCTCGGTTTCATCGGCAGGAGCTGACTTATTAAATACGGCAAACCAAATAGGAGCATCAACCTTCATCACCCCATTTTTCCAACCTTCAAATTGGAGAATTTGCCCGGCCGGAAATCCTGATGCCGCATATGGATTAATAATTGCGGGAAGACCATATAATGGAAGTGAAATATCTAGAGCACCATATCCTGTACCATTTGAGATTGATGATGAACCGGGATTTGAATTTATATACTCTCCAAGTTTACCTTTCTGGGAAAGACTTAATATTTTAAATACCAAAGCTAAGTATTTTGATGAAAGCGCTTTTAATCCTGGAGGAGGGTATAATAGAATAAAGGCGTCTTTTGCAATTGATTTACCTGGGAATGGTATTAGTAAATGGCACTTAGATAATGTGATAATATTGATGGCTAAACCATCTGTAAATTGGAATGTAGGTCAAATGGTATCTTTTATTGAACCTACAAATTCACAAGACCCAAATTTAACTGGCCTAACCAATGATAATCAGTTTAATAATAGAGCAATTACTGGGTCAACAAGAGGAACTCCGGTAATTGAGATTAATGACCCCGGAAATCCTACAGATGATGATATATTATATTACCAAATAGATAATGCTGAAGTATTATGGGCAAGACCGGATGGTACTGGTAATAATCCAACTTACTATAACTTGACTGCAAGAACTAACAATAATTATGCTAAATTTCAAATGGATGTTGAATACTTCCAAGTTATTCACAACACAACTGTTGGAGAATATATGGCGAGAGCTCAAGCGGTGGGTAACCCTTTTCCTGGAACACTATATAACCGAGTAATGAATAGTGATATGACCACATTCCAGTATCTTTTTAGAACGGATGTTGCCGGTGTGGATAATAGTTATCCGTTTACAATTCCCCCAATTCCCCCGTTCGATTATCCCCCTACTTGGGTCTTTCCGTTCACTACGTACGGTGCTAGTGGTAACTTAGGTTTTACTTGTCTTAAAGATTTTTCATTACAGAAATTAATTTTTTTAGTAAGAGGGGTTGACCCATACTCAACAAGACAAAGATGCCGATTTGATATTAGTAGATTGTACGGGGTTGACACCGATTTTAATTCCGCATGGGCTGCCGACCCATTTTATATTGTTGAAGATAATTTTAAATTAAATATACCAATCCAAGGAGGATTTAAGTGTGTTAGACATTTAGGTTCTAATGGTAGTGCTGATGTGTATACACCTGGTGAATATTTGTTTCATCCATCATATGAACTATCCTTAGACCCTAGTTTATTTCAAACATTCACATCTAGTGCTACAACAACTTACTCAAGAATGGATTCTACATATTATACAAATACTATTGACGGATGGCCCCCTGCTGTTGAGACTTTAGGACCTAGTGGTACTTTGAGAATTATAAGTAATAATAGGATGACTAGAGATTTTTGGAATTCGGTTGAACCGTTACCAATTTCTCCTTTCTATCGACCTTATGGTGGCTCCAATTCCTACCCATCAATAGCACCTGACGTTTACACTACAGGTGATTTATTTTCTAATAATGGTTTATTTTATAATACAACCACAAATGGTAGAGCTTGTAAGGGGTATTTTCTTAATGAAATAGTTGAAGGAGGTTCATATGTTTATACTAATGACTCTAGATTAGCGGCGTCATACTCACCATTTGATGCCACTACTTTTGTATTCAATACCCCACCGATATATAATTGGTCTAATGGATTTGAGGCTAGTCCACCTTTTTCGGCATATTACTGTGTTCCATATAACAATGACCCTGCGTTTATTGAGGACATGATTTTTGATAATTCAGAAAGGATTGTAATGAGGTCGGACAGATTATTTATGTCAAGTACTATGTTATATTGTGATGGTACAAGTACACCCACAGGGCATTATATAGAAATTAGTTATCCTTTAATGGCGAATAATTTATTAGCAGTTAACACTGTTAATGATAATGGATTAGTATCCTCAGCGTCATCCCCACCCGGAACAGGAGACGCTGGTGCTGCTGCGGACAACTTGACAGAATTACAAAATAATCCGGCGTTACCTAACAATGTTGCGGAATCTTTGGATTGTGCGGGATTAGCACCTTTACGATGTTATAGTACCGATAGTGATGGTATGATAATATTAGAACCTGACACTAATAACGATTGTTATCGAAATGTTGTTAATTTAGGTAATATTAGTATAAGTCCTCCACAAAGAGACCTAATAGTCGAAAACGGATGTTATAAATTGGTAACCGCCCCCATGTTAACAATCCCTTTAGATTTCTATTTGGTGTTTGAGTGGTCCGCTAGAATTAAATTGAATTTTGCGGCCTGTAGAAACGTATTTGGACATATGTTTACTAATCAGTGGATAAACGGAACATTATTTATGTATCCAGTAAGGAATCAAGTAAGATTTACACCACCACCTGAGAATTCACCATATATTTGTTCTTGTAATCAGTTAGTATTTCCTGATTACGAAACCAATGTATTATATTACAGGTCTTCACCATACAGACACCCAACCGGATTTGTTGGAAAAACAAACGCATTTGGATTTGGTCCATTTGATATTGAATTCGAGGACTCATCTGGTGCAAATGTTAAATTGTTACAAAATCCAACTACAATTTTGGATATGGGACCTAGAACCAAATATACTAGTGAATTGGTTTTGGACCCGAGATACGATGGATACGTTATGAATCGTTTATATCATACCTCGTTTAAAGATGTTTCAGAATTAATAAGTCAATTTTTCTTGTCTAGATTACTTAGTAGGAGTATTGCGGGTTTAATTTTAGAACAATTTGCGGCTATATTAGGTGGCGGGGCTGCAGGGGTCGCTACCGACATGATTCAAAGGTTATTTAATGATAGAGGGTTTAAAAAAGTCGATGGTGACTACGCTCAAATGGTTGCCATAAACTCACAAATAGGGATTAAAGAATTTGACCCTGACGAATACTATGGTTCTGAACCAAACTCAATTCCAATTGTACCTACTAGTTCGGTTTTTTTAAACTCCTCAGGTGCTAGAAATAACGTTTTTGGAATATTCTATAAAGAAGAAGTTCAATTAAGAGATTGGATTTCACCTCATAGATTGGTTGTTACCCCAACAGGTGATTTGTCAAATCCATGTGTATACAATGACATACCAATATTTTCACAAAGAGTTCCAATTTATCAGTGGATAATAAAACAAAATTCAGATGACGATAGTATTTTTGGTGACCAAGATAATGATTGGGCCACTGACCCATCTCCCGTATTTTTTGATTCGTATTATCAAGAATTTGACAGATTAGGTGCATCTTCCCCGGATTCGGATTTTATGCATCCCGAAAACCCGACTCTGTATACTTATAATAAAGCCTATATATTCAACGTAAATCCGGCCGGAGAAATTGACCCAGAACCTCCATTACCACCAGGTAATAGTAACCGAACTTTTACATCATCTGGTCCCTATTATTTTTACTTTGGTATAAGCTTAGGTAAAACTGCTTACGATAGATTTTTGGTTAAGTGGATAAAAACTGATGTTTATGAATTTTAATGGGTAATCAACAAGAAATCAGACTTTTATTAGGTTCTTTGAGATATAAAAGTGCCGTTGACGTTGATTTTTCAATCAAGGTACCTTTTGTACAAACTGTTAAAGAACTAACGGAATACGATAGAAGTGTTGATATTGATTTACAAATTGTTTTTGATAGAGAAAGACAAAAATCCACAACTTTTAGACCAGCGTCTAAACTTACTTTTATATTTAAAAATTCATACACAGGTGTAAGTGCATATGAACCATTTATAAATAGTTTGTATTATGTTAATGGAAATATTGATGCTCAAATACAATGTACGGGAGGCACATCACCAACTTTATGGGCTGGATTTCCTGGGTACGATGAGTTTAGTTTTATTCGAACTGATTATAATTTTTTAGGTTACACGGCACCTGATTCAGGAACGCCACCTGAATATCATCAAATATTACAAGCTAAAAGTGCATCATCTTATAATTGGAGTTTTTATATAAGTTATCCTTATGAAAATATTGTTAATGAAGCATTAAACGCCATTCTTTATGATGGTACTACTGTTCATAATTTAAATTGGGACGTGGCTGACGGAATACCTTTTTATATAAGAGACACGACTTTAAGCGGTAGGAGGTTAATTACATTTGTATGTCCTGTAAAGCATGGGTTTAATGTTGGTGAATTTGTGGAATTAAGTTTTGATTATTTAGGTAACAATTTATTCCAAGTTTATTCTTTAGGTGATGGAACTTACGAAAGTGATTTATATATATTTAACATAATTAATGTTGGGTTTTTAGGAGGTACATTCAATCCAGGAGTACAAGGTACTGCAAAAAGAGTTATTTTACAAAATGCACCTGTAGAATCCAAGTCCAAATATTATATAAGAAAACACATTATTTTGAATAATCCTGAAGATATTGTTTTAGTAAATTCAGGATTTGAAACTAATCCATTCAAAAATGAAAAAAAGTATGAATATCCTGCAAGAACCCCAAATAATGTTGGTAGAATTTCTTTGAAAGAAGGTTCTGATACTTATACGTTGAGTTTTAATAAAGATTTTGATTTAAATAAATTAATAGACAATCAAAAAAGACCGGTATCTGAATTATTCGTAACTGTAATTTGGAAAGGATATATGGGGTGGACTGAGGGGTTAAGATGGGGGTTTGACTTTAACCTACCATTAGTTCCAATGGCAGGGGTACCATCAACATGGTGGGCATCCCCAAACTCTAACACATATTTAAATACAACAACTTATAATAATTTAAATCCATATCCATATGTTAATAACGCCGGTGGGGCTCCATTCGATTTTATATATACAAATCCTCTTGTTAGTGGTGATACTATAGACGGTGACCTATGTGAATGGAATGATTATGAACAAACCGAAAGAGTAATTTCACATAGATATCACAAAATTAAGTTTAATAATAATAATTTTTCATGTGTGTTGCAAAATGACAACGGATTTCAGTTTAATCCGGGTTATTTCTATCAACCGTTATATTCTATACCAATTAGGGCTTTTTCAGATTATTTAGAGGAAGGTGACCCAAGAAATGTTGTTGATATTCCTAACTATGCAACATTTTCTGAGAATAGAAATACCTTTGTTTGGAGAGACCTGTATTCATATGGTTACATAGATTCCAACGGAATCGGAGTAGACCAACCATTTTTGAATGGAAAACATCATCCATTTAAAAATTTAATTTTTAAATTAATACCTGAAGGAACTAACTATAAACTATTTAATGATGTAGAAGACCCATTTATAGACCCCTGTGAATAATAATTATAGATTCATATTACCAAAAACAGACCAATCTATTGATATACCTATCGAGATTAAATGGGATTTTCATGGCCGAAATGATAGTATTGAAATTTATGAAGACGAGGTGGTTGAGGAAATTATCGGTTCACCTAAAGACTATGAAATTGTTAGATTTGGTCATGATTATTATGATATTCCACCATTAATTAATTTAAGTGAAATTGTATATAAGTTTAATTTTTTTACATTATCGGATGTTGATGTCCCTGGGTCGTCGGCATCTGATTGGGTTTGTAGTTTTACTGCGGCTACTTTAGGGGCTTTCGAAGTGTACTATCAAACCAAACAATTTAAAAAGTCATTCTTTAAATTGGATTTTTATGACACTACAATAACCACAACTCAAAAAAATTATTTTACAATTATATTATCATCAGATGGACCAAGAAGTGAAAATGTTACTATATCTCCGGTTGTTAGTAATGTGGATATTACAATCCCCGAATATCCATTAGATTATATTGGCAAAAAAGAAGGTTTTTTTATTTATTGGTTAAGAGACCGGAACGTAATTAATCTAGATACCTTCTACATGACGGCTAAATTTTTTGATGCTAAGAATGGTGATTTCATAAAAATGATGACAACACCACAAGGAACATTACCTGAAAAATATTTATTTCCACCCGAAACTTATTTTTATAAAAAAATAGAATTAGATTATTCAACATACACCTATAAAATATATGATATTTTAACTGGTAATAGAGAAGGAATAGGAACACCCATAAATTGGTATGAATATGTAAATCCGCCACAATAATGCAAGATAGGTCATATTACATACGAATATCACCTGAAAATGTCAGGAATGATTTATTCCCAATACCATTTATTGATAATACATATTTGGTTAATGGAGAGATTGACCCATGCTGCATATTACCACCTGACCCAAGAACAGTAAATACTACCGCAAACACTTACGTATATTCATCGATGACTCAAATCCTGTCAGGAGGAACTAACGGGGACTCTTTATTAAGTGACTTGTCAATACCTGTGTTTTTAAGTCAAAACGCTGTTGATATAGGATACTATTCTGTATTCGATGGTGCTGTGACTCAGAAAGATACTATGATGAATTTTATATTCACCGCAGAGACCTCAAGTCCATTTGATATATTTTTCTTTAATACCTCTGACGTAGAATTTAAAAAATATTTAGAGTTTTCTAATTATTATGTTGATTGGGGTGACGGAACAGGGGTTCAAACAGTGACATCATTTTCACCGAACTATTACCAACATACATATTCTTCAAGTGGTACTTACACAATTACTATGTCAGGATTAAGTCCATGGGGATACAACGTAATAGTTAAAGAAATAACTGTACCATATGTTGATATAGTAGCAACAAATCCTAATGGGACTGCATTTTTTACCCCACAAGGAGGAAGTTGGTCGACAACACCACTACAATATGACTTTATTTTTTCAGGAGATGCGGTGTGTGAAACTACGGTACCATGTTGCCAATTCACCACAATTCCATTTATAATAACAGGTTATACTAAATCGTCTTTGAATGATTTAGTACAATGGGGAAGAAAAGGAGACCCAACAAGAATTGGTGACGGTAAATTTAAACCAAACGTTTTAGTTACTGGTTCGTCAGGGTCCATAGGAATTGTTTACAGTCCAAATCCTTCATTACCTTATACAGCCTATACCGTTAATGACATAGATTATTATGATTACAATGATGGAACAACAATATTTGTAATTTCTTCTTCAGGATGTACTGATTTAGAATGTAGTGCAGTTACTAAAAACGAAGTTTTAATGAACGTTGTTTTTGATACCGAAGTTTATTCTAATGTCTTTATTGAAAGAGGTAAGAACTCGGCGCTAGAAAGAATACAAAGACTTGGAGAGGTTAATAACGTGGGGGATTTAGAGAATTATGGATATGGATTTTTCAATATTGTATCCACATAAAATACAATAAAAGGTATTTATAATAAAATCAAATTATTTTTAAACAATGGCAACAGGTACATATGGAACAATAAGACCGGCGGATGTTTCACCAGAGGACGTAGAAATCATATTAAATTATACACCATCTAGAGATGATACTAGTAATTTTTTATTGACAAAGTTAGATGCGGCGGCTTTACTTAGACCTTATTTCAATAACGCAAATACCGGTGGTAATGCAGATGTTGAAATTTTAGGTGGTTTATATAATTTAAAATTACCTGTAGATACCTTTAATAGAATCGGTATCTATACACTATATATTAGACCTGCACAGATTAGAACTACAATATTAGATTGTGGTGTTTTATCGTCCTTACCTAATGTTAGAGGGATAGTCATTGATTTAAACTCGGTTCCTTCTGAGTATCGAAACAAATTTGTAACACAAGGACTTGTAGGATTTAGAGTTGAATATTTAAATTCTGACGGTAGTAAAATACCTAATTTTTTTAGAATAATTACCTCTAGTTTCTTTTGTGAACCTGTCGTACAAAACTTAACAAATACTTCGGCAAAGGCCATAAGATATCGTTATACTGATAATAATACCAATATTGTTTTCTGTACATTATCACCATCATCATCACCTTCAAACAAACCAAATGCGGTTCCATATATTGGACAACCTAATCAAAATATAATAATTACAAATACGTTTTTTAATCCAATAACATTGGACATTGAAATGGCTGAGCACGATTTCTCAACAATGGCAATCGCTCTGTTCGGTAATCAAACCAAGGCTATTGATGACGGTATTTACACAATGTACGATACTCAAAATAACATTTACAAACAATATAACTTATACGAAATTAGAGACCAATTTAATAACTTATTATTTGAAGTTAGACAAGATAGAGGTAATAATATCGATTTCAGTAAAAACTTCACTAATATAACATCTTAATGGCGACACAAAAAAAATTCATTTGCCCACCTACACCGGCATCAGGAGCGGGAACGTTTTCGGATGATTTAGTTGGATTTCAACTAGTCCAAGGGGGAGGACTTACGCAAGGGAATTTTAATTTTACAAGCTCTATCACTGAAAAATCTGATAGAACTTTTTATACTGGAGTATTTTCAGAACCAATTAATTTAGAGAATCTAGGTGTTTATTCGATAGAACAATCCAAAATTATTTTTGAAAATAATTTTAAAGTATATCCTAATTTTGATTTATCTGAAGTAACTAATTTTGTTCAGTTTGGTTCGATGGCGAAAAGGATATCATCATCGGTAACCAAAATAATTAGTTATTTCCCTGCGGGTATTGAATCTAATAGAATTGGTTTAAATTATAAAGATGGTCCAACGGCCCAAAATATTATTTATGACGTTGTTCAAGATTTAACAACTTTTAATTTAACAATAAGTAGAATCAGAAATCCATTTGGAATTGATTTTACAACGGCATCTACTAGAAATCTTGAATTAAGAGAAATTGAGGTTTCTGAGTTAAGAAATATGACAACGGAATATTCGAAGTATTCTTTGTACTACAATGGAACGGGTTATTCTTTAAAAAAAATAATACCAACTAATTCTTTAACAACAGGAACTTTAACTATAACAGTTAACGGTAATCCATTTTCAGGTTCATCCACAACTTATGACACTTTAATTATACGTCCAAATGATATGGAGGTTAATAAAGTTTATAGTGATGATTTGGACGAGGTTGAAAACTTTTTACTTAACAGAAATGGAACCCCTATATATACTTCTAATTTTAGAGTACCTAAAGAGGCGGATGATGGAAGTTTTTATATTTCTACCGAGAGTGTAACGTGGCCAATGAATGGTGTTTGGAACATTGATATTATGTCAAATGGATTCGAACAATATTTAATAAAGTTAAACCAAATAAGTGAATATTTTGATTCATTTAGGACTAATTTAATTTCAAGATTCTTAACTACTGGTTCTTATAAAGATTTCGATACCATAGGTCAAAAAATGGAGAAAGTTCTTCAGATTTATGGTAGAAGTTTTGATGAAGTTAATAAATTCATAAACGCTCTTGCCTTTATGAATTCTGTTAATTATAATGTTGGAGACGATATCCCATCAAAACTTTTAAAAAATTTAGCTCAAACATTAGGTTGGACAACCAACATATCACCAATAAGTAATGAGGACTTTTTAGGTTCGGTTTTTGGAGAAAAAAATAGTAACGAGTCTTCTTTTTCAGGTGTAGGTGTTGAAAAAACACCAGATGAATTAAATTATCAATATTATAGAAATTTAATTTTAAATTCTGCTTATTTGTTTAAATCTAAGGGAACAAGAAAGTCAATTGAGATATTAATGAGACTTATTGGTGCTCCCGATGCTTTGGTGGAGTTTAATGAGTTTATTTATTTGGTTGACCAAAAAATAAACATATCACAATTTAATACGTATTACGCTCAGATATCAGGAGGAACATATGTTACCGAAGCTCCACAATTAGACCCTACAAATGTCTTCTCAATATTCGGAGTAAAATATACAGGGTTTACTACCGCATTATCAATACAAGATGTTGATTTGGTAAGAGATAATTACCCTGTAGATGATGAAGGGTTTCCGTTAGCTCCCGATAGTACCGAGGACTATTATTTCCAAATGGGTGCTGGTTGGTTTGAATCAACCCCTTCACATAGGTCGCCTGAAATTTTTGATTTAACTAATAGTGTTTTTACAGGGTCTAATCCTAATTATCAAACAGAGTTGGCACCATTCACGTATGGACAAATATATTTGAATAGATTCAGGGATTTCCCATATATGAATTTAGGTTTTAATTTATCACCAGTTGTTGATAACAATAAAAGCTGGGTTGATAATGAAATAGGTTTAAGAATTAATAGAGATAGTTCTTTTAACGCGAGATATACTACACAAGATGATAGATTAGTATTAAATGCTAAAAATGTTGATTTATTTCTAAATCCAGCACAAGGAATTGTGTATGATGTATGGTATATGTCAACCCAATATAATTATCCAATACCTAATAGAGGTTTATTTGAACCAAGACCAACTAGATGTAATCCAAACCCAAGAATAGAATACCCATATCGTGGGGGAGTTGATTGGACTCAAATTAACCCACAACCAAAAAGAAAAACATTTTTCGAGTTTGCCCAAACTTTTTGGAAAAACATGATTAATGTTAGAAATAGACAATACCAAACCGACGGTAAAACAAGTGCATATCCGACATTACAGTCGATTTATTGGAAATATATAGAATCTCAAAAACTAGCCGGATTAGAAAATAATAACTTCAAGTATCAAAATATGATGGAATATGTTAATGGACTTGGAGATTATTGGATTAGACTGGTTGAACAAATGATACCCGCAACAACAATATGGAACACAGGTGTTAGATATGAAAATTCTATATTTCACAGACAAAAATTTGTATGGAGAAGACAAGCTGGTTGTCAATTAGTACCTGTACCTTGCAGACCTTGTATTGTGACTACTGACATTTATGATGTTGGATGTGCTGTCACGTCAGTAACCTGCCAAAGATATCCATTTAGTAATAATCCACAAGTACCCGACTTTGATGGAATTTTAGGTTCGGTCTTAAATTCGTACTTGAACTCTATAGGTTATTCGTTAAATAGTTGTGAATTAAACACACTAACTTCCGAATGGTTTGTTATCATACAAATAGACAATGCACAAGTAGTCTCTTACCCGGCGTATAATGGTGTTGGTTACACAGGGCCACTCAGTTCACCGTCAACTGGAGAGTGGGACTTCGCACTTAATATTGCATTAAATAATTTAGATTCTTTAGGATATGGTTATTATTTTGGAACTAACGATGATGTCATTATTTATGACATGAGTTGTTCTACTGACAAAGTTGGTGTTAACATCAAAATAGATGTCGGTATAAACTTTAATATTTTGTGTTATTAATGGCGTGTAATCTACAAACCCTTTTAACATTAACTGGTGACTGCTCGATAACTGACTCTGGAATATTTAATTTGGAAATCTTTGGTAGTGCTCCTGACTATTCAGTACAATGGGTTTACCCAAGAACTGATTTAGTTTTTTTAGGGCCGGGAGTTACAACATACACTGAATACAATTTAAGCGCTGGAACATATACCTTTCAATTATATGATAGTTGTATATCAAATCCTGACCCCGTTTTAGTTAGTTTTTTTATTTCAAGCGGTGCGTGTGTTTCTATAACTGACCATATTGATACTACATGTGGTGTAAATAGTGGTAGCTTAACTGCTCAAACCTCAAATTCTTATGGGGAATCGACATACTATGTTTATGAAACTACAAATGGATTTTACAATTCTGGTACATCTTTAAATAATTTCTACACCACCACAGTTCCTGCTGGAATATGGTATGTGATAGCGGATGATGGAGGGGGATGTACAGGAAAATCAGAAACTTGTATAATATTATCATCAACTTCATTTGATTATGGATTTTACATTGTAAATGATTCTGCATGTTTTGCTAATTCAGGTAAATTATTCGTAACAGGTTTAACCGGTAGTGCTCCATACACTTATCTATGGTCAAATGGAGAAACAACATCATCAATATCAGGATTGACATACGGTTCATACAACGTGACAGTTACGGATTCTAATGGGTGTGTTGTTAATAAATCAGTTGATGTAAATTTGGTAGAATCGTTAGGACAAGTTGCATTAACTCTTAATCCACCTTCATGTTATGCTGCAGATGGGTCATTTACATTATATCTAAGTGGTGGAACGGCACCATTTAGGTACCAACTATCGAATGGATTTGAAGACATTAGTTTTTCTAATTCGTATACCTTTATAGATTTACCATCAGGTCCGTACACAGTGACAGTAACTGATGCTGGACTTTGTACTACCGTAATCCAAACCTCATTACTAACAGCTGGAGGTTTTTCGTTACAATCTATAATTACCACAGACAGTGTGTGTGACAATGGACAAGGAACTATAACGGTTAATCTAATTGGAGGTACCCCTATTTACACATTTGTATTGTCTAATACTAGCGGATTTTTACAAACACTAACAAGTAATGTGCCTACAATAACATTTTCTAATTTACAGGGTGGTATCTATGATTTAAATATAAGTGATAATGGACCATGTACATTTTACCAAAGCGTTACGATTAACACTATTGATAATTTTTCAATACAGATTACGACTACCGATGCCGATTGTTTAACTTCTGTAGGTTCGTTATATGTAGAAGTTTTTGGAACAAGTTCCACATACACTTACGAGGTAAACGGGTTACCACCGGTTACGACCTCAAACACTAATTACACTTTTAATGGGTTAACCGTTGGGGGTTATTTTATTAGTGTTACTGACGACACAGGTTGTCAAATACAAGAAACATTTATTATCGACACCATACCACCTGTGGACTTTAGTTTACAAGGTATAAATCCAACTAATGGAGTCAATGGTAGTATTACGACTTTCATTACACAAGGTGAACCACCATTTACATTAACTTGGAGTAATAACGTTAATGGTCAAACCGGATTGACAGTAATAAATTTATCACCAGGAACTTACACATTAACCATTAATGATAGTAATGGGTGTACTTTAACTAAAGATATAACATTAGTAGGACCTTTAGTGTTTAGTTCCCAGCAAACTTATAATGTTTGTAATGGTGATATCCAAGACAACGGTATTATAGTTAAAAAAGGACTTAAAGAAATGTTGTCTGAGGGTTATTTTGATTTAACTGCGGGGGATACTAATTGTATTTTAAACCAAACAACATGGACTGCGGAAGTAACCATTGGGGCTGCGGTATTGAGTGAAATATTTTATTATGGTTATGGGTTAGGAGATTATCCAACGGACAATGTCTTTTTTGAAACTATTAGACAACTTATATTACAGATAACAGGTATAGATGAGATAATATTTAATTACCCAAATGGTACTATTACAATTATTGCTGGTTGTGGTATTAATCAAAATAATTTATCAGACTTAGTTGTAAACGTTGCGGTTAAAATTTTATATGATATCTCCTGTGAAACTTGTAACGTCGCTTGTGTTAAAGTTTGTGATGTTTTATTCGCTTCAGATAATGACGTATATGATTTTAATCCTAGTACTAATCTATATGAGATATTACCAACCACAACTCAATATACTACATCATTAGGTATAACAAGAAGTGAAAATAAATTGTGGGTATTAGATGGCGGTGGGGGTAGTATTTTTGAATATGATATAAATAATTTGTGTCCTATTGATTTGACATATAATAGAGAAATTATTTTATCACAAACACTGACTTATGGATTATCATATTTCGATAGTAATACATTATTATGTAACGTTAGTGGGTCCTATGATTTAATGCAAGTTGACCTAAGTAATGGAAATGTTACTCCTAAATTCAATTTGTCACTAATTCCATTTACTGAAATTAAAAATTCAATTAGTTTCACAAATACTGGTAAAATATTTATTACAACATTAGACGTTGATAATAATAATTTCTTAAGTCAATATACTAGTACTGGTTATTTAGAAGCTCAAGCATTATTACCACCAGGTTCTTCATATAGTGTATTCCAAATTGCAACTACATTATACGTTATGAATCAGGATGATTTAAGAGTTTATTCTGTAGATACATCAAGTCCTTATACGGTAACTTTTGAATATGTTATGCCATCACCACCAACACCTACTAATTTATTGGTTGGTAATCAATATTACGAATGTTTAACGGAGGAATTAATACCATAAAATAGTTTTTTTGTAGTTGTTTTGAATATTTTGATAATTATTAATTATAGTTCAAGTTTTATAAAAATGGAAAATTGTAATTTTATTTAAATGAGTAGTTTTACTGAAATATCTTTACCTTGTGGATTAGACGCTCAAGAGGATTATTTAAACTTAGTTGACCCTAGTTACGCGTCTGGAAAAACAGCGGTTGAAAATTTCACAACGGCATTTTTAGCAATTAATCCTTCCTACACTTCAACTCAGATAATTACAATACCTGTAGTTTTCCATGTTATATATAAAACAACGGAACAAAATGTTTCCTATGATTTATTACAAGCACAAATAGACCAATTAAATTTAGATTTTAGTGCAACAAACCCTGATATAGTTGACGTACCACCAATATTCCAACCGGCGGGTAACATGGGTATACAATTTACTATTGCGTCAAGAGCCCCAAATGGTGACCCTACAACTGGTATACAGAGAAGAACTACTAATTTGGATTATTTTGACGGTCCAAATGACCCTAGATTTTTTTCAGATGGTGGATTTGATGCTTGGGATAGAGACAGTTATTTAAATATTTGGGTGTGTGCTTTAGAACCTGGTTTAGGTGGTTACGCCCCTTATCCGGGAGGGTCACCTGAACGTGACGGTATAGTTATATCATATTTTTCAGTTGGTAGTATATCGAATCCAAACCCGTCTAACTCTATATACGGCATTGGTAGGATTGCTGTACATGAAATAGGACACTGGTTAAATTTAAAACATATATGGGGAGGTAGTGGGTGTGGAGCTAGTGATGGGGTTAGTGATACACCAGAACACGATGGACCAAACTCAGGATGCCCAGCTTATCCTCACTATTCTAGTTGCCCTGGTAATCCAATTGAAATGACGATGAATTACATGGACTATACACGTAGTGCTTGTATGTTTATGTTTTCACCGGGGCAAGTATCAAGGTCTTTAGCTCTTTTCGCACCTGGAGGAGCTAGAGAACCCCTATTAAATTCAATGGGGGCGGTACCACCAGGTGGTACCCCAACACCAACTCCAACAATAACACCACCAACAGGGGGAGGAGGAGGGTCAACACCTCCAATAACACCAACACCACCACAGACCCCAACTCCAACTGGAGGTGGACCAACACCACCTGCGTCTAATACATTATTAGTTGTGTATTCACAATGTGGAATTGTTAACGCTTCAGATGCGGGTATAATTGGAGGTAGAAATGCCTTTGAATTTACATTAAAAAACGGTAATAATAATATAAACGGTATTATATTTTGGAATGATATTGAATTTTGGTGGGAATGTAGGGAAGTGTCAACTAATACCTTATTAAGTATATTAAATATAAATTCAACTTATCCGGTTGGTACTGTTTATGAATGGCAGGACTCAACTCCAACTACTTGTATAAGTGCTAGTGATTGGTTTAGTACTTCCTATGGTTCAAACCCTCCTGTTTATTTTAAAATTTGTGATGATGATTCGGGAAACCCAAGTTCATTTTTCGGGGTACAAAATTTCCCAACAAATAATTTTACATTAAGTTCTGGAGTTCAACCTGTAGCTCAATCCTTACAAAATAAAATACCAATACCTGGTGAGTCGTATTATTTAGAAATGCGTCATTTTACAGGGTGCTGCGAGGTATATGGAACCGCTATACCTCCATCATCAATCATTTATGATGCTAGTGTTAATCTATTTCAGTCTAATTATTTTATTAATTGTTCCGCGTGTACGGCAACTACAGTTACTAGCGTTTTACAAGGTTGTGACCCACCTGACCCTGACCCTACAACATTATATCCATCTGTAAGTGGAACTAATCAATGTGGTACTTATTACTTATTAGGTAATGAATGTGCTCCGATTGTTTTATATCCCATGGGGGTGATATGTTCTACAACTTCTTCACAATCTGTAGTTGGTGATGGAACTGCAACATTAACAATAACTGGAGGAACCCCACCATATCTTACAACATGGAGTAATGGGCAAAGTGGACCAAATTTATACCAATTATTACCTGGAGAATACACCGCAACAACTACTGACTATTACTATGATTTTACGGCAGTTACAGTCTGTGTTGTTTCAGGACCTCAAAATTTCACATCAACTTTATCCATTTCGCCAACATCATTATCACCCGAACCAAAATTATGTGTTACAATAACAATTGATGGAACACCAAATCAATATCAATTTAATGATAACCAAAGATTAATTAATGGTAAACCAAGTTGGGTTGATAACAGTGGCGATTATTCAATTTATTGGGTTAATGATAGTAAACAACCTTATTGGTTTATCCAAGGATTTTATGGGGAATCATATAAAATATTAAACTATAGTCCTAAGTCGCCACCAGTAACGGGTTGGGGGGTTATAGGGTCAACCTATTCAACAATAACGGCTAGAGTTTTCGAAGGTTTATGTTATAGTGGTGATGTTTGTGCATCATTCGATAATCCGTCTGAATGTGGAGAGGACATTTTTGAATTAACTTATAATGGTGAAATAAATGGTCAAGCAAGTTGGACTGGTCAATTACCATGTGGTGAGACAGGGGATGATTGGGTATTATATTTTAACACCGATACCACAAAATGGGAGACTAGTGGGGTAACGGGTTCGACAGGGTTCTTATCTGAGGCGACTCACAATCCGGTTAGTCCATTTGGTATTTATACAATATCAGGGTCATCGTATGACCTTACAATTTCACAAGGATTATGTACATATAATCCAACATTAGGAATGAAAATATCTCAAAATAACCCAACACAAGAATCTAATGGTTCCATCGTGTTTAATGTAACAGGAGGAACTCCCCCATATCAGTATTCAATAGACAATGGAACAACTTATAAGAGTTACCCAATTTTTAACGGACTAAAAGGTGGTGATTATATTGTGATAGGTAAAGACTTAAGTGGTGCAACAACTACACAAAAAATTACATTAACCTCTGCTCAAAACATAACCGTATACAATTTATATTTAACAACTAGTCAATCTATAGTTTCGAATACCACAACCACACTTACAAAACAATATAATACAATAGTAAACGTCACACCGTCCTTACCAACAGGTACGACTATTATATTTGATGTTTTACATACCAATACGTTTGATACATCGCCATCTCAAACCGCATCCACACTTACAACTAACTCCATATTAAAATTGAACAACGTTCCACAAGCGATAAGTTCAAGCGGTTCAAGTACATCTACTGGAACTAATTTTGCCGCAGGCTGCCAAAGTAATTCTAAATACATTACGGCTTCTACTGAGAATTGGAACACTGTCTACATGATTTCAGGTGATTCTATTAATGTAGAAACTACTACCACGATAGTTAAAAATATCTCTAACTATTGCTACAGTTCTAAGGCGGTTGAAAATTACACACTGGCGAACGCGGTAATTAGTGGATGTAATTATTGTCAAGTAGTAATTACTTAAAAACTTTAAAAAGTATATTTATAACAAATGAGTTACATACTTAAAAATACATCAGGTCTAATAAATTCAAGGTTAACTGACGCAGGTAGAAAAAAACTATCACAAGGTAACTTTAATATATCTTATTTTCAAATTGGAGATTGTGAGGTTACTTATAATTTACCTTCAACCTACAATCAGTTTGACACTATGATATTAACACCTGGATTCAACTCTCATAATAATAGTTTTGGATGTGAACCTAATAAACAATATATCAAATATCCGTATTACGTTAAAGGTTTGCAAGGTAACACATATGGAGTACCAAATGCAGATTCTCAAATATACGATGTGTTTAATACCGCCGCTATGAGAGGATTTTTTAGTGCTGATTTAACCGCTAGTACTTTAGATTGGAGTGCTATTACTACAGGTAATATAGCTTTAAATTCAAACTATATTGTTGATATGACTACTTTAAATGGTAGTAATACAATAGAGGTGTCTTTTTCAGCATGTAACAGTAATATATTAAGACTACCTCAATCAGGAGATATTATAACAATATATTACAATGGAGTTGGGGCTAATAATTGTAGTTGTGTAATCCCAACTTCACCTACTCCAACACCAACTCCGTCATCAACACCCCCACAACAACCTGAATATCCTTGTGAAACCCCATTACCAACACCAACCCCATCAGGTACTAATTGTCCACCTGAACCTACTAGATTCATTTGCACCCCACCTGAACCTACACCATGTTTAATGTCATTTACAAATTGTTATCCGATACTAACGTATAAAGTAGTTTCATTTTGTAATAATATAATTGAATTGGATAGACCTACACCGAACTTTAGTTACTTTGCGAGCGGTTGTTTCGGAAGAATTTTATTTTACCCATCTGGTATGACTGAACTTTACGATAGTCTTACCCCAAGAGAACATTGGAGAGATGATGTTATTAATTTTGAATCTGTTTGTGATACTGACCAATTTGATACAAAAATTTGGAATATGAATATTCCTTGGTCTGAAAATCCGGCAGGGTTAATGTCATCAACATACGTAGATTACGCAGGATTTGGTTCAGTTGAATATCTTGGTAGTAAAGAATACTATGGATATTCATCAAGTTCTGGACAAACAGATAGTAGTTCTGTTTTTTATAATAACTCATTAGGTGATAGAATAACTGTTAGACCTGAAGAACAAAAGGCAATTGCGATAATACATTATACAAATCAAACTATAGATTATTTTTATGGGGAAAAGTTTGCAATGCAGGCTCATGACCCATCACTACCTGCTGATACAACAGGAGAGGGGCGTAATTTTAGATTACACATACCTTGGTTAATGTGGCATAAATCACCGACATGTTGTAGCGGACAAACATTTTGGGTAGACCCTCCAGGGTTTGCGACTTTAAATTTATTCCAAGCTCATTATTTAACATCAAATTTTAACCAAGATATGAACAGACCTGGTCATAGATATTTTCACCTTTGGGATGGTAATGCTAATGAAGATGGTTATCCTAGCAGAATTGGTAAAGTATTTCCTGATGACCATATTATTATTATTGATGATGAGGAAATAATTGCTGCGATGTCATATAAGTCTAATCGAAATTGGACTTTGCCAGCACCTAGATTAAGCTTAGTTGTTCCTAATGTTTGTGGAGGAAGCGGAACCACACCTTATGATGGATTGTTAACTGGGAATACTCAGTATATGTACATAACATATTTGATGTATAATTCAACAACATTTACTAATTTTTTACACTGTAATTACTATTCAAAAATACAAGGTCCAAACCCTAGTTGTGATTCTGTTGCAAAAGATGTTGCGATTAATTTTGGTAATGAGTTCGCCTGTATGAATGTTCCTGACGCCTCACCCTCAAATGTACAAGGTTTTATTGCTGACCAATTTTATGTTTTAGCTCAAATAGTTGAGGGGGACCAAAGGCCCGACCCATCTGATTGGAGGGTTATTAATAAAACATTGGATTTACAAGATTATTTAATTAATGGGTTTATTCCTCCTGGAGCTTTTTCATCGACAACTTTTGTAATAACTAGTGATGATTATAGTAATGCCTCCCCATTTAACTTGGCTGACTTAATTTCATTAACAACAATAGGTCAACAAGGGATTACTTTGAATTTTGGAGATGAATATTATTTTTATGGTTCTATTGAAACTGACATTCAAGCGACAATATATGAGATGAGATATAAAGTTAATTTGGGTAATGCTGATTTCCAAAATACAACAAATCCTACTTGGACCCCTGGTACTTCTTCTTATATAACAGACATTGGTCTTTACGATGACGACAAAAATCTTATGATTATATCAAAAATGCAGTCTCCCGTTCTAAGAACAGGCATACAACAGTTTTTGATAAAGTTTGATTTTTAATTTTATGAAGAAATCTTTAAAAGAAAGTCCTAAAATTTTAGGACTTGATATATCCACCAAAACCATTGGTTGGGCTCTATTTGACATGAACACTAAACAACTTTTAGAGTTAACTCATATATCTCCTAGACCTAAACCAACTTCAGAAAACAAGATGGAAGAATTACTTCTTAAATCAACTTCTTTTAGAAAAAAATTAGAAGAGTATAAGGGTTTAGGTATTGTTAAGTGTGTTATCGAAGAACCACTATTAAATTCAAATAACGCGTACACAATTGGTACTTTATTAAGATATAATACTTTAATAAGTAAAGAAGTTTATGATGTTCTTGGAATTGTACCTGAATATATTTCAACATATGAGTCAAGAAAAACCGCATTTCCTGAGTTAGTACAAAAGAATGATAAAGGTAAGTTTGTTTTATTTGGAGGACATCCTAAAGATTGTGATAAAAAACAAATAATTTGGGATTTAGTGGCTAAAAGAGAACCACAAATTCAGTGGATGTATACAAAAAACAACACACTCAAAAAAGAAAATTTTGATATGTCCGACTCATATACTGTTGTATTGAGTTATCTTAATAAAAAATAATTAAAATTTTTTAAATAGATTAATCCCGTAAATATTTACGGGATTTTTTATTATACACCAGAGTCTCCCACAAAGCTCCAAGAATAATTTGAGATTATGGAACTTCTAGCCGTTCCGCCCGCACCTGCGGATGTATATGTTAAACCATACGCTCCAAAATACCTTCCAGTTTGTAATGTTAAATTAGCCCATCCTACCAAAGTATTATCATAATTCGCAGTTGATATTCCACAGTAGGCCATAAAGTCACTAAAAC